AAATTTAAATGTTGCAATTGGACTAATTTAATGCCTGTAACAATAAATTATAATTCATCAAAAAGGATAATTGATAAAGCTCAAATTAATAATATATTAAATAAAATAGAAAAATTTAAAGAAGAAGGTTCAACGACTAAATGGTTTTCGGAAGAGTTTGTATTAAATAAACAATTAGTTGAAATAAAACTAAATACGAATTTTTCATAAGATATAGTCTAATCCTTATTGAAAAATAAGGTAGTGGAAATGTACAGGTAATCCACAGATAACTTTTTGGAAAGTAACATATCGCAGATACACAAATTTCGCGATTGAATCTATTGAACAAACATTCAATGGACAAGCTGATTTTGGTCGCCGTGTTCAATGCACAATCAGTAGAAATGGTGATTTAGCTTACAGAACATACTTGCAAGTAACATTGCCCGAAATTAATCAACTTATGGGTATTGCTTCTTTTTCAGCTGGTACTGGATCAGGAGTTTACGCTCGTTGGTTAGATTTCCCAGGAGAACAATTAATTGCTCAAGTTGAAGTAGAAATTGGAGGTCAAAGAATTGATCGTCAATACGGTGATTGGATGCATATTTGGAATCAATTAACAATGACCTCTGAACAAGAAAAAGGTTATTTCAAAATGATCGGAAACACAACCCAATTAACTTTTATTACTGATCCTTCTTTCTCTGAAGTTGATGGTCCTTGTGACTCATTAGCTCCTCGTCAGGTTTGTGCTCCTCGTAACGCTCTTCCTGAAACAACTTTATACATTCCTCTTCAGTTTTGGTTTTGCACCAATCCTGGTTTAGCCTTACCTTTAATTGCTCTTCAGTATCACGAGGTTAAAATCAATTTAGATCTTCGTCCAATTGATGAATGTTTGTGGGCGGTTACGACTTTGAGTTGCAACAGCGGTGCTGCACCAATGGGTTCAAATACTTATGTAGGTAATCAATATGCTCCAGGACGCCCTGTCCCTGCTGCAATTGCTTACAATCAATCTTTGGTTGCTGCATCTTTGTATGTTGATTATGTTTTCCTTGATACAGATGAACGTCGTAGATTTGCCCAAAATCCACATGAATACTTAATTACTCAGCTTCAGTTTACTGGTGATGAGTCGGTTGGGTCTTCTTCAAACAAAATTAAATTGAATTTCAATCATCCTGTAAAAGAATTAATTTGGGTTGTACAACCAGATCAGAACGTTGATTATTGCTCATCTTTGGTGTGCGATGCTCTATTGTTCAAAGTTCTTGGTGCTCAACCTTTCAATTACACTGATGCTATTGATGCCTTACCTAATGCCATCCACGCTTTTGGTGGACCAGCTTCTATTGCAGGTGATCAGCAATCTTATATTGATGCTCAGGGATTATTTGATGATGCTGGTGCTCTTGACTACAGTGTTCCTGCCGGATTTACTGGGTACTGGCACGGACCTAATAACCCTTACAATGAACCAAATTTTGGAGGTCAAGAACAAACTGTAAACGATCCAACATTAGCTGCGGCTTTAGCGGGATTACAGAGAAGTCATAACGAAAACTCAACAGTTTCTGATGCTGGAACTTTTGTTTTAACTGAAACATCTCTTGATATGCATTGTTGGGGTCAAAATCCTGTTGTAACTGCCAAACTTCAATTAAATGGTCAGGATCGTTTCTCTGAACGTGAAGGAACATATTTTTCATTAGTTCAACCCTTTCAAGCTCATACACGTCATCCCGATGAGGGAATTAACGTTTATAGCTTCGCTTTGAGACCTGAAGAACATCAGCCAAGCGGAACATGCAATTTCTCAAGAATTGATAATGCAACAATTCAACTTGTTCTTTCAAATGCAACTGTTGAAGGAACTAAAACCGCCAAGGTGCGTGTATATGCAACAAATTATAACGTGTTACGCATAATGTCAGGGATGGGGGGGCTTAACCTGCGAATTATAATTCGTCTAATCAGGCCCAAAAAGCAGTATGCTATAGTAAAGCAACCTCTTACTATAGAAAACCATTTATGCCGTTGCAAAAATATACCAAGGCTAACTGCTAGTAATAGTTATTATTTATGACTATTGCAACATATCTTGTTGTTCGGGGAACCCCTTATAGCTTTTTCTACCAAGGATAGTTACGAAAGTAATATCTGGCCAAGAGTAATGAACTTGGGTATGGTAATAATGAAAAAGATTGGGCAATCCGCATGCTTACTACCTAAATCCGCTATGATAGGAAATGGTAGGGCGTCAGAGACTGAACGGATATGGGTCAACAATGAAGATTTAATCAATCTGAGTTGGCTTAAGATACAGTCCTCCTCAATTGGAAACTTTTGAGAATAAGAGTGCTTATTCAAATTAAGCGTAAGGTTACTTATTATTTTAAATATAAAAATAAAAAATTGAAATATAATCATACATATTATAATTTATAAAAATATTAATATGTCAGACAATACAGATTTTGAAATTATTAAAAACAATATTGAAAATACTTATAATATTATTGAATTTAATGAGGGACATTTTAAAACACTAGGTGTCACTGCAAATTGTTATAAAAATCCATTTTGGAAAATAAAAGAAAATGATACTGAAATAATATTAATGTATTGTGAAAAAAAAACAATATGTAAATTATGCCCAATAAGTTATCAAAACATATTAGATTATGAAAAAACAAATGCAATTAAAATAACATGGTTTACATCAACAAATGGATATATAACTGGTAATAATAACTTAACAATGCATCAAATAATAATGAATTGTTATGGAAATGGAAAAGGTACAAAAAATATTAGTGTAGATCATATTGATAGAAATAAATTAAATAATTGTTATAATAATTTAAGAATTGCAACATTTGAAGAGCAACATTCAAATTGTAAAGGAATATTACCTGATACAAAAAGAGAAAGAAAATATAATGCAAGACCTTTACCTGAAGGTATAACGCAAAATATGATGAAAAAATATGTTGTATTTTATGAAGATTATGCAGATAAAGAGAAAAAAAGATTACGACAATACTTTAAAATAGAAAAACATCCAAAATTACAAAAAATATGGATTGGTTGCAAATCAAATAATGTTTCTATTTTAGAAAAATTAAATCAAGCCAATAAAGTTATTGATGATTTAGAAAATAATACATATTCAGAAAATAATAATAAACAAATATTGACAAACAATGATAAAAATATTATTGTGGAACCTATTATTAAAATTGATAATTGTAACACAAGTATAAATAATAAAATAAACAAACATAATTTAAAAATTATTGAAGATACATTACAAACAAACAATATAAAAGAACAAATATATAAAGAAAAATCAGAAAAAATGAAAGGAGAAGGAAATCATAATTATGGAAAAACATTTTCAGAAGAAACAAAGAATAAAATGTCTTTATCAATTAGAAATGCAAAAGATTGTGTTAGTGATGATATTATAATAAATGTAAGAAAATTATTGCAAGAAGGATATAAAAATATAGATATTCAAAATTTACTTAATTTACCAAGACACACTGTAACAAGAATTAAAAATGGGGATATTGTTTGTAGAAATGAAGAAAAACAATTAAAAATACCACTTAAACAAGAAGATATGAATATATCAAAACGAAAAATAAATGTGGATGATATAATAATTATACTTGAAAAATATTCAGACAAATGGAAACCAACTCAAATATTAAATTACTTCAAAGAACAACAAAAAGATAATATTACAATTGATATTATAAAAAATATAAAAAGAAATTTGCAGAACAATAAACCTATTATTTATGAGAAAGAACTAACAAAAGAAAAATATGATTATTATTTGTATTTGATAAATAAATGTATAGAAAAATAATATTAATTATTTATAAAATGGATAATAAATTTAAAGAAGATTATATTAAAAAGAAGAAAGAAAGAAGACAACAAAAACGTGCTTCAAAACGAAATATTACGGGTGAAGAAGTTATTTTTATTTTTGAAAAAGTGTTGGAAGGATGGAAAACAATTAAAATATTTAATACAATAATACAAGAAAATCCTAAATCAGGTATAAATAAAAAAATAACAGAAACTGTTGCTACAGGAAATTGCAAAGTATATCCATCAGAGCTTTCAAGTGAACGTTATGATTATTATATTTACTTAAGAAACAAATTAAATAACTTATCATAAAATTATTTATTTTTTATATTTGAATATTATATAATGAAACAAAGTATTGCATTAGGAGTTGTTGCAACTGCAACAGTTATAATATCTATATCAATTTTATATTTATTCACAAAAGCTGAAAATGATACAGATAATAAATATAATAACATAAAAGAGGTTGAAAATGAATACCCAGAAATTTTTGAAGGAGATGAAACAGACCCTAAACAAGAAACAGACACTGCTAAACAAGAAACAGACCCTAACCAAGAACAAAAAACAGACCCTAACCAAGAACAAAAAACAGTTGGCGGAAAAACAAAAAAACGAAAAAATAAATCAAGAAAAAATAAAAACAAACGTAGAAAAAGTAATAAAAAACACAAAAAATAAATAATATTGTAAAACGATTTAAATAATATTACTTATAGTATATTAATATGCAGATATTTGTAAAAACATTAACTGGAAAAACGATTACATTGGATGTTGAACAAAGTGATACTATTGATCAAGTGAAAGCCAAAATTCAAGATAAAGAAGGTATTCCACCTGATCAACAAAGATTAATTTTTGCAGGAAAACAACTTGAAGATGGTAGAACACTGTCTGATTATAATGTAAAAAGTGAAAGTACTTTGCATCTTGTACTTTAATACAATATATGTAAACAATATATTTTAAATTATTATAATTTATATTGTTAGTTTAATGTATGGAAAAGGAAATAATATTACCTGAACCTATACATATAAATAAAATACATAGAAAAATGGATATGCTTTCAGAAATTAATGTTATTCGGCAATGGGTTGGATATGAAATTATAGATACATTTTTTTATTTATATTTGTTTAATAAATATAAACAAAAATGTGTTATTAAAAATACAGGGTTAACATCAAATGAAACATTAGGTATTGAATTGCAAATTAAAGATAATATGCCTTTCAATAAAATGACACAATATTTCGAATACTTAAATACAATTTCAGAACAAATAATTGAATGTATAAAAAATAATGTTGATAATATAATTATTCCACTTTATTTAAAGTTTACAAATAATACTGGACATGCAAATGTACTTATTTATAGAAAAAAAAATAATACAATTGAACACTTTGAACCAAATAGTTCAATTTCTAATGCAATTATAGATAAAAAGGTTTCTGAATTTATTAATATTTTAAATGATAATTTAAATGAAAATAATTTACCAACAATTTCTCTTGTAAAATCAAATGTTGTATGTCCATATGAAGGTTTACAAACTTTAGAAGTAACATACTCCTCTATTGAATACAAAGATATTGAAGGTAATGGTTATTGTGCAGCCTGGAGTATGTTTTTTACTGAATTGGTTTTAAAAAACCCAAATTTATCAAGCAATGAACTAATAAATATTATATTTAGTAAACTAGATGAAGATAAAATAAAAAGATCAAATTATTTAAGAAAGGTTATTACAGGATATGTGAATATTATTTATGAAAAAATAGAAAAATATTTTTATTTTGTCTCTGGAATAAATGTTTCATTTAATGAAGCTATTCAAATACTTGAAACAAATGGTTTTGACGATTTTTATACAATTATTGATATACAAAAAGAATTGTATAAACACCCTCAATTAACAAAAGAAAAATATATAGAATATCTTGAATACAAAATATTTGAAACGGATGATGAAAATGAAATAAAATTGTTAAACAAAAGAATACAACTGTTTAATAATATGGGTAAATTATTAAGTCCTAATTCTGTTAGTTCAAAATCCAGGTCAAGGTCAAAATCAAAATCAAAGTCAAGATCAAAGACCAAGACAAGGTCCATATCAAAGTCAAGATCATCATCATCAAGTAAAAAATCTAAATCAAGTACAAGAAAATCAAAGAGTATATAATATATTATGCTGCTTTTTCTTCAGGTAATTCTTCATATTCAACCCCATTCCATTTTACATTTTTACAATTAAATAACTTATTCATATTAATTACTTCTAATTTATCTTCAGATGCGATGCGTTTAAATAATGTTGTAACCTGAGTATCGTCTCTAAAACGTGCACTATATTCTTGTTGAATATTATTGCGTCCAATACGACCCAGTGCTTGAATAATTTTTTCTTGGGTAAGAACAATATCTTTGCTTAAATATCCGTGACAAAATTGATAATTTGTTCCATAAATATAATCGCTATCTGCAATAATAAGATACAATTTTTGTTGATTTGTTAATTGTTTCATAATTTCTGTATATGCACTGCTTTTATGCTCAGTAAATACACCGATACCAAGTAATAACAATATTTTCCAGCTATCATCAACATCTTTAAGTAACATAATAGAAACTATAGTATTCTCGTCAATATCGCTTGTAAACGCACCAGTTGTATTTAAATTTTTAGCCCATTTATCTAAATGGGCAAGTTTATTTGGAATAAACATATCATCCAATGTTATATTTTTTACCATTGTTTTAAGTGTTGTTATATTTTCTCTCATTATTAATAATTTTCCATCTTCCGCTTTATTCACAATTTTATTTGCGATTTTGGACGATTTCTTTCCATCTTTTTTTCCCATCATTTTTTTGGCTTCTTTTGAATTGTCGGCAGACCCGCTTGATAATTTAGATGCAATTTTTAATTCTTCGAATTCAAGTTCTTTTTCAATTTCATCAATCTTTATATTAATTTGATTATTATATTCTATTTTATCAACTATATCTTTCATTACAACAGAAGGTATATTTGCTTGTTGAATACAAAATTTAGCTATTTTTTGTAAATTATCTGCAAGAAATATTGTTGGACCATCCTTTAATGTATATGCGTCTTTGGTTGTAATATAAATACCACTGTTATTTAAAGGTTCTGGAGGGGTGTTTATTATTGTGCTATTTGTTCTACATAAAGGTTTAGACGAACTAACACGATCTAAACTGGTTGTTTTTGAAATAATATTTCCTTTTAAATCAACTGTGTTGTTTTGTGATATTTTTTCGGTTCTTGATAATTTAAAATAATTATATATTGTTATCCAATTTGCAGGGATTATATTTTTTAATAATTTAAGATAATATAATTTAACACTTGTCATATCTATATCATCAACGGATGTAAAATTTCTTGTAAATTTGGCAGATGATTTGTAAAAGTTGTTAGTTTCAACATAATATATAAAATTTGATATTTCTTTAAGATCTAAATATCTTAACAATGTTAAATTATCTTCACAATGAGCAACAACTTCTAATATATCGCTATAGTTTTCGTGTAAATAATGAGGCATAACAATAAACCCATTATTATTAATTAACGGGATCGTTTTGCGGCAATCGTTACTAACAATATTATATATTTCTGAGTTAATAAACTTTTCTTTGAAATCCGATATAGTTTGTGTTAATTCATACATTTTAGGCAATGTTGCAGAAGACAAAACAAAATTAGGAATAATGTTATTACTCCAATTTTTCTTAATAATTTGATGCAATTCGTGATCTTCTTTGTCCATTGTTATAGTTGGTTCATCCCAATAAGTAACTATTGTTTCAACTGGGTTAAACGAAGCCATATAAAACATTGCAGGCAAATAAGATCTTATATCACAAATAATTATTTCAACTTTATCACCAACTGTGTTATCAACTTTACGTATTTGTCCGCTTCTTCTGTCTTTTGTATATTCCTTTGCTGAAAAGTAGTGTAATCTTACGTCTTCTGCACTTGAACATCCAAATGCAAATGCAATGCGTTTATTTATTGATATGGCGGACTTTGCAAGAGCAAGACCAACGTGTCTGGCTGCACAAACAAATATAACTTTATAATTTTCTGAAATGCCAAGAGGTGTTAATGTTTTGCCAGTACCGGTGGGTGCTATATATAATACCAATTTGGGTTCAGGATTTTTAATTATAGTAAATATTTCTTTTTGATGATCATATAAAGTTAAATCATTATATTTTAAAATATTTGGGTTTTTTTCAATATATTCGGAAGAATGTTTTATTATGTAAAGAATATCAACATCTTCTTCATAATTTTTAATAAATGTTTCAACAATTTCTTTCAAATACTTATTTATTTTATCTATATTGTTTTTTATAAGTTTATTTAATGTATAATAATAATACATCCATTTTGATTTATTTAAATATTTGTATTTAATCATTTGTTCCAAATTTTCTAACAATACAAATTCATATATATTGTTGTTAGTTATATCAACATTTAATCTAGACATTCTAATTTGATCACTACTTTTAAGTTTTACAATTGCATCTACATTGACATAATAATTTTTATTATCTTCTTCGTTTAACTTTATTTTTTTAGAACTTGAACTATAGATAATAAATGAAATTTTATATTTGTCAACAATATTTTTTATTTTTTCTGCAAAGAACTTGCTATATATATATTTTTCAATGTTTTCATTATATTCTATTTTTAAATACGTAAAAATAGAATCTGTTTTATTGTATTTTATATTAACATTAAAATATCCAGAAGTGATTAATCGTAATATATCTTGTTCTTCTGAGCTAACTAATATTTCAATACTATCCCATTCAGACTTTGTTAGTTTGCGTTGTTTAAGATCCATTTCTTTAAAGGGTATTACTTGTTATATATCAATATGTGTTTATATCGTTTTAATATAAATATTTCAATTTTATTTAAAATTGAAATTATATAAAGATATATGATAATATTATACAATACACAATATAATGTTTAAAATAGTATCTATTGAAGGTAATATTGGATCTGGTAAAACCACTTTGCTTGAACATTTAAGAAATCATTATATAAATAATGAAAATGTAATATTTCTTCGTGAACCTGTTGAAGATTGGGAAAAAATAAAAGATAAAAATGGAAATACAATTTTACAGAAATTTTATGCAGATCAACATAAATATTCATTTTCGTTCCAAATTATGGCATACATTTCTAGATTAAAAATATTAAGAGATGCAATTAAAAGCAGATCTAACTCTCAAGTGCCCTATATTATTATAACAGAACGTAGTTTGTATACAGATAAAAATGTATTTGCAAAAATGTTGTTTGAACAGGGTAAAATTGAAGATGTTTGTTATCAAATATATTTAAATTGGTTTAATGAGTTTGTGGAAGATTATCCAGTAAAACATTTAGTTTATGTAAATACAGATCCTTCCGTTTGTTATGAAAGAATTCACACAAGAGCTAGAAATGGTGAAGAATTAATACCATTATCTTATTTAAGCGATTGTCATAATAACCATGAACTATATATAAATGATAATACAAACATAACATTAACGTTGAATGGAAATATTGATATATTTAAAAATGAAAATACTTTATTAAATTGGATTAAACAAATAGATGAATTTATCAATTAAATATAATTTTATATATGTATATAATGAATAATTTTGTAATAAATTGTCCTCATTGCGATGAACATATTTTTATTGAACAACTAAATTGTTGTATATTTCGCCACGGGCATTTTAAATTAAATAATGAACAAATTGATCAACATTCATCTAAAGAATTATGTGATAATTATGTAAATCAAAATATTATATATGGATGTGGTAAACCATTTAAAATAACGGTATCAAATGATAAATATATTGTTGAAAAATGCGATTATATTTAATATTCTAAAAGACCAATATGCAATGATTTTGTAGGTTTATATTTTAACAAATCCAATTCTTTGTGTGTTGTTGGGAATAAATCTTTTCCATAAATATCTTGCAACATCAACCATTCAAACATTCCCCCTAAATAAACATAAATATTATAAAATCCCAATGAAATTAATTGTTGATATTTTTTATTGATTGTTTCATCATTACAATTTTTTCCATATATAATTATTTGAATACTTTTGTTAGTATTCATATATTTATTTACAATCAGTTCTTCATTTTTTGCAATAATTGTATTTGTGATTAAACAATTTTGTTCACTTTCAATTAATGTATTAATAATTAAATAAATGTCTGGGTTTTTTATTGCAAATTGCATATCTTCAAAATTTATGTTTTTTATTGATTGACTATTTCCCATATTAATTTATGTTGTTAGTTTTTAAATAATATAAAAACACAATATAATATAATAAAAAAACTTAAACAAAACTTTGTATAATAATACAATGAATACCGCACTAACAAATGTTAATCCTAATATGAATTCTCAAATGATGTTAGATAATTTAAAATCTATGATGTTAACAATGGCAATGGTTAAGGGATCAACTCAATCAGATAATTCTAATTCCTCTTTTATGAATACTGTTTTAATTATGTTGTTAGTATCTTTTATAGATACCTTTGTTTTTAATGTTAAAAAAATATTTGGTATTGTTTCTGTAAAAGTGGAACAATATATAACAAGCAAAACAAATAATATTGCAATAATAAATAAATTAACCTCATCAATTAATAAGGTAAAGAAATCTTCTATAAAAATTAAAATAGAAAATACTTCTAAAAATCCCACGTCAGAAGCTATAATTGATACACTAACAAACTTGCCTTATATTAAATGCGTTATATTACAAAATGGTACATATAATATTAATTACAGTGAAGAAATTGAGGTTTCTAAAAATGTTTATGCACAACTTGTTAACACATCAGCACCACAAATGACTACTTCTGTTGTTGTTGTTAGTTCTGATAAAAATACAGATAATTCTTTAACAACAGACAAAGTTAATCAAGAACCTTCTGCAGAATCAAGTAAACCAGAATTTCAATATATAGATATTTATTCTTACACAATGGATATGGAAGGATTGAGAAATGAAATAAATACTATGGTGAAACATTATCTTATTAAAATGACAAATAAATTGGGAAATAATATTTATTATTTCAGTGAATTGCCTCTTCAAGTGTATCGCACAAACGATGGTAAAATAGATTATTCAAAGGTAACACAAACATTGCATTTTTCAATGAAACCTTTTGTAACTAACAGATCCTTTAAAAATTTATTTGGTAAAAATATTGATATCATTCGAAAGCGTGTTGAATTTTTTAGAGATAATAAAGATTGGTATGATAGCAAAGGTGTGCCTTACACTTTAGGGGTGTTAGTTTCAGGTAATCCAGGGTCTGGTAAAACTTCAACAATTAAATGTATTGCAAACGAATTAAAGAGACATATAATTAACATACATTTATCTGATAATATGACAAAAACACAAATAGAAAATTTGTTTTATAGTGAGCAGTTGCATATAACAACAAATGGTAAAACAGATATTTATACAATACCGATTGAAAAACGTATTTATGTTCTTGAAGATGTGGATTGTCAATGTGATATTATTTTAGATAGAGGAGATCAAAGCTTGGAACAAAAATTAGTAAATGAAAATATTATGTTAAAAGATGAAATTGAACAATTAAAATTTGCATTGTCCGAAATTTCAAACGGTAAAAAAATGGTAATGACAAATAACAATGCACCAAAAATAGATACAAAGAAAAGTGAGTCGTCAAGTGAAAAAATAACACTATCTTTTTTATTGAATTTATTTGATGGTGTATTAGAAACACCTGGTAGAATTACGTTTATGACAACCAATTTTATAAGCAAACTAGATAAAGCATTTACACGTCCTGGTCGTATTGATGTAATTAGTAAATTTGGGGTTGCTGATCATTCGCAAATGATTGATATTATTGAACATCGTTATGATACAAAATTAACAGAAGACCAGTTGAACATTGTGAATAATATTTATAATTGTATTAATCCAGCAGAGATTGGTAGAATATTATTTGAAAATTTTAATGATTTGGATGGTGCATTAAAAAGTTTAATTGATTATGCAAATGAATATTTAGAAGAAGAGGCAAAAAAGGTAGAAGAGAAAAGAAAGACTGAAGAACAAGCACAAGAAAAATTAAAATTGAATGAAGATTTTAAAAAATTAGAGAATGTAAATAATGATTTAATTAAACATTTTTCAAATAGAGAAGATAATAATCCTTTTTTAAGAAATACAAATGCATCAATAAGATCTTTTGATGCACCTAGATCTTTTGAAACAAGTATGTCAAGTTCAAAATACAATGAATTAACAAGTGCATATGATAAAATGAGAAATGATAGTATTTCAACAATGAGAAATGATAGTATTTCAAAAGAAGTATACAACAAAATGAGAAACGATAGTTATACAAATGAAACAAAACAACACGATAATGTATTAGAAGATGCGTTTAAATCATCATTGAATTATATGGAAATGTAATTAATGTAATTAAACAAATAATTATTTAAAAAACATTTAAATAATTATAATATGGGAAAATTGAAAGATAATTATAATAAAAAAAAGCCAAATATGAAATTATTAAAAAAACATAATAAAATAGTTGATGAACAAACTGTAATGTGCAATTATCTAAAAACCAAATGGAAAAATGATATAAATTTTAAATGTTTCAATTGTTTAAAATTAGCATACGAAAGTGAAATTAATGAAACATATGGTTATGTAACAGATGAAGATTTAATAATATCAAGCAATAATAAATTGAGACATAAATAATATATTTAAAAAAAGTAATTTAAAAACAAAATACTTATATAATATTAATGAGTAAATCCTTTGGTGATCAATTGCTTGAAATATATGAGGCAGAACAACAAGAAAAAAGAAAAAAAGAAGAAATTATGAATAAGAAAAAAGAATGTGAAATAAATAAACATGATGTTTGTAGAGTTCCTGGTGGAAGTCCACATCCGACTAAAATACACGAATGGATACCAATATATACTTGCAATTTATGCAAAAAATATGGTAAATATGAAGACTTTCATTCAAATACTTAATATATATCATCATCATCATATAAATCATGATCAGGTTGTTTAACAATATATTGCAACTCTTTTCTACACATTGGACATGTATTGTTTTTTAAATTAGGTATACATTCTTCACATAAAAAGTGCCCGCATTCTGTTGTATGAGTGGTTTTTTCAAAACACACACAACAATCATCTTGTTTTTCATATGATTTCCAATCAAATGTTGTTGTTTCATCATACAATAAATTTTTAAAATATATTTCATCTTTGAACATTGGCATATAATTCACATTGTACCCTTTTGTACAATACTTTTCTATTACTTCTGCATAATAAAAATTACCATATTTATGCAATATATGATGTTTTTTTTTATTATTATATCTGTAAGCAATATTACATTCATTACAATAACAATATGTATATACATTATCCAAATAATCTATATTTATTGATTTTTTTGTACAAATCGGACAATGATGATCATTATTTAATTTATATAAAATAAATTCTAATTTATTGCAAACTTGACATTTTTTAACTAAAGACATTATTTTTTATATATAAAATTGAATTTAAATATAAATAAATAAATTATATATATTTAAAATGAATAATTTTGAAATTATTAAAAATGTTGAACAATTGGCACATCCTTATTTTCAGTTTGAAAAAGAAAACGTATTTTCTGCTATGCTGGGAGGTTTACTAACAAATGAACAAATTGAAAATACAAATGTATTACATTTCAAAAGAAATTCAAAAAAACCATTATCTGAAAATAAAAAACAAGAAATCATAAATAATATAAAAAATCTTGATATAGGAACAGTTGAATATGTTAGAGTAAGTTGGTATGGGTATTTATTAAATATTTATCCAAAAGATAAACAAGTATTCTAATTATTATTGCATTTGTTTTTTAAAATATCATATAATATAAATGTACCAATTCCAATAGATAATCCAATAAAAATACTTGCCAAAATTATAATAATCATTTTTGTTATTAATATATATTTTATCTTTAAGTATTCAAATTATATATTATTTTTTACAAGCATGTTTTTATTAATATATGGATTTAATATAAAAAATAGAAAACAATGTGTAATTTGTGGTAATGAAACGCATTGTTTAATAAATACTTGTAAACCAGTTGGATTTGAAGGCTACTTATTATATTATTATATTTTAATAATATATGGTAAATAGAAAAAATAGAAAAACAAAACAAAATAAAATTAAAAGAAGAAAAACCAAAAAAAATAAAAGAAATAAAACAAAAAAATATTTTAAAAGAGGTGGTGGATACAACACATTAAAAACAGGAGAAAAATATTCTACAAATAAAAATGAAAGTGAAATATTAAGCGAATGTTTTTTATCTGATCCAAAATTATTAAATGCTATATTTCCTCCTTTTGAAGATGATAATGAAATATATATATGGATAAATAATAGATGTCAAAAAGATTATTCAAGTATTATTGAAAAAAATAATGAAAACGCAAATGTAAAAATAAAAACAGTATTATTACCTTCAATATGGGGTCATTGTTCATTTAGTTTTAATCCAACTGATGGACCGATTTATGGTTACAGTGTTAACGTTGATGAACTATATGAAAAATATGTTTCTAAAACTATACCTCATCTCGATAATGAATATATTGATGCAAATGGATATTTAAATTTTGATACAGAAGAAGATTTTTACAAGCTTGCAAAAGAATTTGAAGATAAATCTTATTATGGAAATGGAGAAGATATACAAATGTTTCCAGCAGTATTACATGATGATACAGAAATATATAAAGCAATTTATAATCAACCTGGTTGTGAAATACATAGATTTACATTATTCACTCAAAATAAAACCAATGAAGGTGATATTATTGATTATATTACAACAAATAATGGTTTTGTTGAAAATAGTTTTTATGGTATTTATAAACAAAATGAAAAATGTTATGGTCTTTTTAATGATAAAAATATATTTAATTGTATAACATACATAACTAATAAATTCAAACCTTATTTTTATGAAAAAAAATATATAGGAAATAAATGTATTTTTTCAAAAACTGAAATGGATACGCTAGGCAAATATTGCGGTTCTTTAGGAATGATGATTGAAAAATTAAAAACAACCGTTGGGGCAGAAATGTATACTTTAGATACAGCTAAAGAAAATTTACCATTGTGTTTAGGTGGAGAGAAATCAAACTCGTCGTGAATATATTAAAATAATTTTATAAAATTACCATTTTTAAAATGAAAAATTAAAAAACTTACAAGACCAATAAATACATCAACTAACAAATATTTCCACGCATATTGATTTCCAATTATTGCATTATAAGCAAATAAGGAATATAATATACCATGTATAGGTCTTAAATTGTTCCACCATATTTTATCTCCAAATACTTCTGATCCAGTTTTTCTTGATCCAGTTAAAAATAAATAAATAAATCCTATAGCTGGAAATAATGCTAAATAACCCATATACATTAAATATGTTTTGTTAGTTGTTTTTGCAAAATAAACTAACAAACTTCTTGAACCAATACATCCAATTAAAAATAATATAAATCTCTTTTGAAGATCATTCATATATTATACTTTTAAAAAAGGTATTTAAATATAATAAATATTATTATATAATAAAATGGCTGGATTAATGAGATTATATGAAACGGGAGCACAAATACCATATTTATCAGGTGATCCTAGAATGTCATATAATCGTTATGGTTTCCCAATTGTTCGTATGTATTTAAAAATAAAACTTCCTTCAATATTTCAATCTTCAACACCTATTATTGAACCACCTACAATTGAACCTCAAAAAATACAATTACGTAAATTATATTTGACTGTTGATTTTATAAAAAATATAATTACAATGTTAGAAAAACATAAATATGTATTTTTATGCCAATATCATGTTAATCGTATATTAAAAAATACAGAATGTCCAATAACATTAAACGAAATAACAGAGTTATATTTAGAATGTAATACTTGCAAAATGTGTTACGATTACAATACAACAATACATTATTTTAAAAGTATTTCAAAATGTGCTTTTTGTCGTCAACAAATAAATATAAACCCATTGGGGGTAACAAATAGCAGTCAAATATATGTGATGTTGAAAAAAAAATATAAACTTACATAATTTATAATAAAAATATGTATTTTATTATAAATTATTTGTGTTAGTTATAATGACTTGCATCTTTATTAAAAACCCAATGAAAATTATTAGTATGAACATCTGTTAATATTCGCATTCTTAAACCTTGTGCAGAAATATTTGCATCTTTTGCTGCAGCGGCAATAGTTTTAAAAAATGTTTTTTCTCCATTTTTGCAACAAATTTTAATAACTGGTTGTTCTGCGAATTGTTCTTCTTTTGAAACACCTGAATATCTCCATAAAAACCCTTTACAAACAGAATTATTTCGAATTGAAATTCCCACTGCTGATCCTGTGGTCATACTATTTGCTCTTCCTGCTGCTTCTATGCTTTCATATGTTTCTATAACTTCACCAGTATCTTTATTTATTTTATCTACAGAACGTTTTGACTTTTTTACAACAGGTATTTCATAATTAACATTATTATTCAAAGTTGAGTTAACAGTATTTCCAATTAATAATTCGTATAAATTATCAATGTCTTTTGATTTTTCTATTAATACTTCTTCCAATTTAACAGAAGTTTCTAATATTTTTATAATATTATCAATTGATCCTTCATATTTATTTTGTCCCAAACTAACACAATTTTGTTTTAAAATAAACATCATATTTTTTTCTGTTAACGGATAATAACACTTTACTTTGTAAATCATTTCTCCTGATGGATATAAATCATTAAGATTTTTTAATAGTATATCGTAATTATTTTGTCTTGTAATAGAACATACAACTCTCATATTTTCAAATTTATATACATATAAATAATAACCGTATTTACATATAGTATTGGTATAATGTATTTTAGATTTCATATCTTCTGTTACATCATTTTCATATTTGTATATTTTTTTATTACAACTATTTAATAATTTTTCTTGCTCATTGATTGTATCTTTTAATTTATAAATTTCATTTTGCAATTCTTCATTTTTATTCAACAACAAATTATAATTTTCTATGTTGTATTCATTTTCTTTAATAATATCTTTAATTAATTGTTCTACTTTATCAATTGTATATTCTTCATCATCCAATGCAAATAATTCTCTATGAGCAATATCATCTATTGTTATAATTCTCAATCTATTTTTAAAAATGGGGTGTTTTTTAATACAATTTTCAATTTCTATTTTGTTTTTAACTTTGAATGCATTAAATAATCTAAAATTTTCATATGTTTTTTTGTGCGTTTTAACTCTTTCTTGTAAATTATTACTTTGTCCAAATTTAATTACTGTTTCTCTATACATTTTACTATTTGGTTTACCTAATGTTTTATTATCTACTAATCCAATATAAACACATTGTGTATTGATCGGAAATTGCTCTAATAATGTTTTTTCTTTTAAATCTTCTTTTTCTTTTTCTATATTTTCTTTTTGTTTATCTAATAAATCTTGTTGATATGTTATTTGTTTTATTTTTTCTTCTATATTATTGTTAGAATATAATAATTGTTCTTTTAATAATGTATTTTCTTCATTTATTGTTTCTTGTATTAATTCTTCCATTTTCATATAATATTCATGAATTTCATCCGCTTTTTTGGTACCAGTTTTAAGACATAAAGATTTAAATGTTTTAACATTTAATAATATTTTTTTTTTATTATGTCCTCCACTTCCTTTTTTTTGTTCATCTTTTAGGATGGACAAAATTTTATAATCTTTGTCAAGTATAAATTGTTTTTCTAATAATCGTTTTGCATTTTCTTTTTGAAAAAAACCAAGCCATTTCCAAATGTTATCTAAATCAATAACAAAATCATTTATTGGATGATAATTTAAATAACAATAAAAACTGGATAAAAATAATTGTTGTTCAAAATCTGTAAAATTTGATTTAATTTTTTCTAAAAATGTATTATTGTAATTGCCAGATAACTTTGTAATTGGATTATTTTCAATTAATTGTATAATATCTAATTGTTCCATTATAATATATATTATAGCTTTGTCTTTAAGTTGTTTTTGTTTATAAAAGTAAATACTGTATATGTTTTTACTTTTAAAAGCTAAAGTAAATATTAATGAAACTGTATAGTAATTTCCACCTTTTCTTTTTTGATACTTTTAGTTGCTGATAACGATAGTTCCTCACGTTTTTTTCGTGTCTTTGTATTATCAGTAACAATCTCTTTTCGCTTTGATGTACTATTGCGATTATTCATATCTTTTTCAATCTCAATATAATTTTGTTCGATGTAATCTATTACCTTGTTTTCGAGTGCCCATTTAAAAAAATTTAGCTGACCAATAGTTGTTTCAATGGATTGTCCACCAATATAATCAATGCATATACGGTCCCACCGGCAGAACGGATCAAATCTTTCTTTAGAATAAGCTTTTAATTTTAATTTATAATCATTATACACTTTGAAACGTTTAGGAGCACAATTTGCATTTCCTTCTATTTCATAAAAGGTGTAATATTTTTTAGCAAAGTTTGTTGCAAACCAGTCAACAATGCGTAAAGATATTTTAGTGTCTCCTGTAATTATTTTTAACATTTTATCAAGATTGTTGTCTGGGTTATAATTGTTATCATTATCAGTTGTCTTATAAAATTGCATAAGCTTATGTAATATTAATTCATTTTGTGTTGTATATGAATTCATCAATTAAATTTATTATTTTGTTCTATTTAAATTGTTTTATTTTTAAATACTTTTCTTTTATATTAATTTATTATATTAATATATTAGGATGGAATTTTCGTTTATGGAAACATATTTTGGTCCCTTGCCAAGAGAATACTGTGTATATTTTTATGCGTTATCTATATTTTTCGGATTTGTTTTTATTACTACTTTATTATCATTAATTGTATTTATGTTCAATAATCATAAAAAAGTAAATATGTTATTCATTGTTAATTCATTTTTCATATTATTAAATACATTTTTGGCTTATTTAGTAAACAGATTGCTTCATACAATGTGTATTAAGTCGATTTAGGAAATATCTTTAATGCGTTCAAATGTTGTGTTTACAGGTTTTAAAAACATATCACGTGCGGCTACATCATTTACATAATCGGTTTGTAAAAAAGGATTTACACCTCTTTGTGGTGTTAGTTCGCGATCTGCAAGTTTCAAATCGATATTTTCTCTATTTTTATTTTCAGAATATGTTATATTATTTTTTCGTATACTTTTTGAATATTTTTCTCCAAAGGTCCATTTCCATTTTACAAGCATTATTATATTTAATATAAACATAATATTATAATGACTATAACGTTTTTCAATCTTTTTTAACAATTACCATATTTTTAGTAAACATAAATGCATCTTTGTTTGTTCTTTTTCTTTTTAAATTGCATTCTAAACAAGCTACAACTAAATTGTTTGAATTATGACCTAAATTATTATCTATTCGATCAAGTGACCATTGTTTCATTTCTCTTACTATTTCATATAATATATAAACATTATTTGAACAATAACAACATTTTAATTCGCTTTGTTTCAAAAGAGTTATAACTTCTTCACAACTAACAAAGTTTGTTTCATTATATTTTTTCTTTATTATATCTTGCTGTTTGTATCCAGATAATTTTAATTTGATGTGTGATAATAAATTCAAAGTATATTTATTATCATTATTTGATATTAAACTATTTAATTGTGTTTTATGCAAAAGATCTTCTTCATTTAATCCCCAACTTTTTGTTTCAACTCTTAATTTTATTTCTTTTTCAAAATTTATTTTTTTTGTTTTACTTTGTTGAGACTTCTGTTTTTCAGGTTCAATAATTATTTTTTTAATATTATCATTCATTATATATAATTATATCAATATAAAAATTATATTTCATATTGATTTATGATTCAAGAATTTGAAAAACTTCAAAACTTATTGAATGTTCCTCCAGGATATAATGACGAAAATAGATGTGGATTTAATTATAATGCAAATGACCGTTTTGAAGATATTTTAATAATATTAAACAAAACACCTCTATTAAAAGGTGTTGGACATGTAAATTCTTTTACTTATTCGACAAATAATGTTACATTAGAAACATTATTCAATAATATTGAAACTCCTATATTATTATATGAATTTTATGAATGTTATCATTCACCAGTTTATAATTATGGCGATAATGATTGGTTATATGAAGAACAAATATATGTTTGGAATCATATATCAGGAAAAAAGGTACTTTTAATATATGATGCGTACGATTGTGAAGTATCTCATCGTTCTGATTATTCTGTGTTTTTATTAACATTTGATGAAATTATAGAAAAAATAAATAAAATAACTTATGATGAATTAAAATATATGTTGGATGATGATATTCACAAAAAACAATATATTATAAATAAAAAAAAACAAATAATACAAAATCTGTATAATAAAAGTAATTATACTGAAGAATTCGAATATTGGAGAGGTATAAGAATTTAAGTTTATATTTAAATACTTTTCTAATATTTTTATAAAGTTATAAATATTAATATATGAAACTAAGTTAAAATCAATTTAATATAATATATATAATGAGTAAAGAAATACAAACATCCGATTGCAATGAACTTAAAACACTCAAATATAAATCTATGATGCTAACAGGCACACCATGGATCGAAAATAAATCTTTAAATGAACTTGCCAATTTAGATAAATTTCTTGAAAACGAAAAAATATTTAATTCAAATGAGCCTTGGAGTAAATTAGATAAAACAACTAAAATAAAAAAATTAATTGTTTTTGCGAATAATTACAAGAACGAAAATAATTTATCTGATGAAGAGTATGATTTGTTAATTGCGTTTTTTAGAAATTGTTTAGATAAAAAGAAATTACAAAGAGTAAAAGATGTTAATTATAATAAAGAAACAGGAGAAATAAAAGATATACCTGCACTTTTACATAATAAACTTTCTAATCATTTTACACTTAAAAATATAGATAAAAGAATATCAACTTTAAAAGGATTAACACCAAAAAAGAAACAAGGTACTGTTAAAAATACTAAAAATAATGATGATAATTCAGATACAGAAAAAGATATTTAAAGACAAAATACAATATTTATATTAATGTGGACAAGTGATGATGTATTTAACAAATTGTTATATTTAAATCAGAATAATAAAAAATTAAAAGATTATGAAATATTGGAAGCATATACATATTTAACATCAAATTATAATATTAATACAACAAATTTTACACCAATGGAAACTTCTCCTTTGTGGTTTGATGATAGTAATGATAGTTCAATACATTATTTATTTACATTAAAGAACCCTGATCCTTTTATTCAAATTAAACATGTTTCTTTTGCAATGTTAAATGAAGCAAAAGGATCAGTATATAATATACAATATCAAGACACTAAAATATTAGGTTATGATTTATTAATTTTAATTATGAAATTTGTATTATGGGATGATTTTGGACAAGGATTATATTTTACTAAGAAAGATTACGAAATGTTTAAACGAGAAAAGGTTTATTTAAAGTATATTTCAACTTATTATCAATTTTTAGTAACTTATGATCAATATACACGAGGAGAAATTTATATAGATATTCAATGGAAAGATAGTAAAGCAACATGGGTTGCATTGTCTCACGAAGCATACATTTATTAATTATTATTTATTTGCAAAATTATTTAATATTGTTTTGTTTTTGTATTCGCAAAACATTATTAGTTTTTCAGTTAATTTATTTTTGTTTAAGTTTGTAAAATTATATTTTATGTTAGTTGTTTGATCTAAAATTTGTTCAACAATAAATTGATATTTTTTATTGTTATGTATAAATATATTATTTCCATCAACAGTCATATTGAATTCATACATTTTTTTAAATATATAACATATTGACCAAGTCCAATAAGTATAAGATTGTTTATTATCATACATATTTTCATATAAACGGATTATTTTATATAATATTGATGAATATTTTTTAGCAACAATAATTTGTGGATTGAAAGAATAATTTGAATGTGAGTTAGAATAATTATAAGAAACACAAGTTAAAAAATCAATATCATCACAAACATATTCTTTTAATGGTACTAATGGTTTAATATCTGAATCTACATATATTCCTCCAAATATATATATTATACAACATCTAAAAAAATCACATTTTATTGGACCATCAGGAATAAAATTAAATATATCGCTATATTTTTTACAAAAATACTTATTTAAAAAATTAATGCACATTTCATCATCGTATAATACAATATTATATTCTTCGTTTAAATCTTGCCATTCTTGTTTCACTTTAAGTAGTTTATTATTTATATTTTTGTTAGTTATATAGATTGTTTTATCGAAATGTGTATTATTATTTTTTAGAAAACTTACATTAAAATTATTAATCTCAACAAGGTTTCGTATTTGATAAACATCTAATTTTGGATTATAACTTTTATTTCTTATAAATATACAATCTTCTTCAAATTGATTGTAACTTACCTTTGCAGGGGTAATATTTTCTATATTTTTATAAATGTTTGGAAAATATGTTCTGATTATTAGACCTAATTTAACATCATCAACAATGTTATATTGAATATCATTTTTTATTTTGAGTATTTCTTCAACAACATCAAAAGACATTATTATTCCTGTTCCTTGTATATATTTTAAACCATAATAATTATTTCGTTCATTTTGTTCAATAATTTCATAAGTTTGCAAGGTCCATAATAATGTTTCAATAGTTCCTCCTGTATAAATATTTGTTTTTGGAAGTGTTGATAAGTATTTGAATAAATTATCTAAATGTATTATTGTTGAAATATTGCTTCTAACAAGAAAATCATACTTTGTTGTTGATACATTTTTAATATAATCTAATGATTGAATAGTTTTATAAAGTATGTTAGTATAACTTTCAGAACCCTTTATATAAATAAAATCATTGTTTATTGTTACATCTTCTAACAATGTTTCATTGAATGTAACAAAATATACATCAATATTAGGGTTATTATGTAAATAAGTTCTTTGAATTGATAACATTTCATTGTAAATTTCTGAATTATTGAAAATTATTAATATCAAAACTTTCATAATTATTTATATTTATTATTTTTATATAAAAATATAATTATATATTTTATATTATGTATGTTTTATGGTCAAATCAAAAATATCAATGTGAATATACACTGATATATTCAAATGTATTATGTGTAAAGAATACATTTGAAGAATTAAAATTATTTTTTGAAGTTTTTCGTAAAGAATTTTGTGATAAAAGTACAAATAAGTATTTAACAGAACAAATAATGGATGAAACACTTTCAAGATCAAATGATTATAATTTTTATTATTATAAATGTGAAGGAGATGCAAATAAACCTATTTATTTATTTAAATTTTTAATTGTAGAACAGTGTCCTGTATATTCACCAAACATATATTATTATTATATATCAAATGATATTGAAGATTGTTTAGATGTTGCTGAAGGATATTTTGTTTGTGAATCTCTTAGTACTTCTGATGAAGACATAATAGAAATGAAAACCAAATTAAAAATGGAAACAACTTATGAAATACCGAACCCAAATGGTTTTGAATGTCATTTATATTTAAATATATTTAATTCAAAATTTATATAATAATATATATTTATATTATATGAATAAAACACGTAAAAATAAAATAAAAAATAATACGACTAAAAAAAATAAACAGAATGATGAAATAGATGCAAAAATGAATGTGTATTCAACATTTATAGATAAATTAAAGGATATGTTAGTTAATACAAAATCTTTATTTGATATTAAATTGCAATCGGTTGAGCAAAAAGAATTTAAATTGTCTTCTGAAGTGGCTTTTAATTATGCATATAAATATTACAATAAAAATATAGGAAATAAATCTAAAAACTATATAATAAGTTCAAATCCGAAATGTGAAATTCAATATAATGCAACAAATAAAAGGGAAAGTGTTGCAAAGGGAACTTTTAATTTAAAAAACAACCCTCAAATAGTTAATTTTTATCAAGTAGATACATCATATGATACACAAACCTATAGATTTGGAACTCCTGTGTATACATTTAAAAATGTAAATTCAATTATTAAAAATATATTAATGTTTAAACAATCTAAAAAGAAATTGATAAATATAAGTTTATTAAGCCCATGTAATACAAAGGCTTGTAAACAATTAGCTGTTGTTTCAAAACCATTATCAAAGGTTTCAGAATTATTTAAAAAAGGATTAAGTGCAACAAAAGAAGACAATATTATTCAAAATGAACTAACATCTTCAAATAAAGACATAAACGGGTTAACCTTTTTTACTATATTATTTCCTTTGAGTTCGCAAACATATACAGGTGTTGGGTCACAATATATGCCAAATATGCAAACATTTGAATATGATAAACTTATATTGAAATCTTATATTGAAGATGATAAGGTGGCTAAAATATATCAATTTATTGATCTTAATAATGATCCAACTGGAAAAAAGGCGTTTATTTCAATTGTAAAATTATCAATGTATTATTATTTATTTTTAAATGACGAATATATACTTTCATATCACTGTAAATCAGGTAAAGACAGAACATCTGTATTTGACTCTATTGTTCAGTCAACATTTTATTATTTAAAAACACAAAAAAATAATATAAAAAATATAAAAGATATCGAGAATGTTAATAACAATATATTAGACAAAATAAAAGATTATTCACAATGTTTTATGCTTTATGGTTTTATTATTGCATTTCACTCAACTGGTGTAATAGGACTTAAATTAAAAAATATAACAATTGCAAAATATATATTTAATAATAACAAAACATTATTTAACAATTATATTGGACATTCAAGTATGGTGTCTTCATAATTTATATATCTTTCTTAATATCATCAATATAATATGTTATAGATGTATCTGCTTCTTCATAATAATTAATACTTGCAAATCCAAATAAAATTGTAAAAACGAAATATCTTGGATCAGCAAACAAAATTATAGGTGCTGAAACATAACTTAGTATTCCAAATATTCTTGCATATTGTAGATTTTTTTCTGAATTCAATAAATGTTTATTATTTATTTGTATAAATTTGCTTCCATTTTCGCCACAAATAATATTAATTCTATTAAAAACTGCTGGTTGATCGTTTAATTTGCATAAATGTGTGTTTTTATTAAATCGCATACATTTATAACATGGGTTGCCTTTAGCAAGAGATGATAATAATCGTTTACTAAAATACATTGTAATATAATATATTATATTGTATTGTCTTTATATATATTTCAATTTTTTAAAGTATAAAAACAATTTAATATAATATATAATATGACAGATAAATTATTAGATATTACAAATTTAATTATACCAGAAGAAAATGTAAGATTTTTAAATGAAGAAGAAACAATTGAGTTGTATCAAACATGTTTATATTTAATGGATAATTTAATTGATAATAATTATACATTAATAACTGATCCAGATTTTGAAAATATATTTAATGAAGAAATAAACGAATTAATTCATTTGCATTTTGAATACGATATTTTTTATAATTATGATGCTGAAGAAGAAATAGATGATATTATTGAACAAGCCAAATGTGATTTTTTTGATTTTTTTATGCCTTCTAGGTCTTCAAATACAAATATTGTTAGTATAATTGATATAAATTTAGTAAGTAACCAAATTGAAATATTAAGAAAAAAACCACAACCTGTTCAAAGAACCAAAGAATGGTATATTTTTCGACATAATTTAATAACTGCGTCAAATGCATATAAAGCTTTTGAAAGTGAGTCCGCAAGAAACCAACTAATTTATGAAAAATGTCAACCTATTTCGTTTAATAATGATGAAGAAAAGGAAATAATTATGGTAAATACTAACACTCCGCTTCACTGGGGACAAAAATATGAACCTGTTTCTGTACAAATATATGAAAATATGTACAAAACATCAGTAGAAGATTTTGGATGTATTCAACACGAACAGTATTCATTTATAGGTGCATCTCCTGATGGTATTAATATTGATAAAAATTCAGAAAAATATGGTCGTATGTTGGAAATAAAAAATATTGTTAATCGTGAAATAAATGGAATTCCAAAAAAAGAATACTGGATACAAATGCAGCTTCAAATGGAAGTATGCAATTTAAATGAATGTGATTTTTTAGAAACTAAATTTACAGAATATCCTGATCCATCGTCCTATTTTACAGATGTTTCAAATGAGTATTATGAAGATGATGAAGGAATAGAATTTTTGAATTTGTGTATATCTAAAGATAATAAACCAAAAGGACAAATGATTTATTTTCATACAAAAGAAGGTAAACCATTATATGTTTATAAGCCTTTAAATTATATTCATCCTGATGATATTGAGAACTGGCAAAATAAAACTATTGAAGAAAATAATAATCATACGTATATGAAAACTATTTATTGGAAGTTGGAAAATTTCAGTTGTGTGTTAGTTTGTAGAAATCAACAATGGTTTAAGGATAATATAAATACTTTACAACAATTATGGGATACTATTGAAAAAGAAAGAATAAGTGGGTATGAACATCGTGCACCAAAACGTAAACCAAAAAAAGAAATAAATGATCCATCAAAAAACACAATAGGTCAATGTTTATTACAAATTAATAAAGATACTGGTAAAATTATTGTTATCAAAAAATGAAAATATCTTTATTTTTTAAAATAAAATCTTTTATATCATTATTTATTACTTCAATAGTATTTTCATATAAATATTCATTAAAATTTGAAATACTTTTTTTAAATTCTTCTTTGCATTTATTTATAAGTTTTGCTTCAATATATTGTAAAAATATATGTCCATTAAATTTGTCTTGGTAAAGTTGGATAATTCTTTTATTTTCATCAATAATATTTTTTTCGCTTTCTTTGTGAAATAATGTAATATAATCTTTATCAAAAGTATCTTTATTTTTGGGTGTAAAAGGATGTTCTAAAATATATTCAATAAATTCAACATAACCAGCTCTTCTTTTATATTTGCGTTTGCTATTGTGATTAAATAATTCAGGTTTGAAATAATCAATATCAAAATATTTACAATTCATAGTCCATTCATACACTTCTTTTTTTGTAGTTAAACCATGTTTCCATTTTTCATAATCTAATTCCAAAAAGGTTGTTATTTCTTTTGGATCAGTTGATAACATAATTCTTTCTTGTTCATAAATAGTCCATAATCCTTTTTCTCCAAAAGTAAGATTATTTTTTTTAAGCATTTGTCCAATAATATTTCCAACATCACCATATCCAAAAAATAACTGAGCCATTTCAATATCGTTTACTTTTATTAAATCAACTTGAAAATAAACATTATCTTCAACTTCAAATGCAAACGATAATATTTCTCCATTTATAAATATTTCTTTTGGTGAAAACAATTGTTCAACAATATTTTTTATATCTATATTATTTTGATATAACAAATCTAAATCTCCAAAACTTTCTTTTTCGGGTAATTCTTTAATTGAAACAAAATCGCAATATTTGGATAATTTATCAATGCAATATGTTTTAATATTATTGTATATTTCGAAATTTAATCGAACACATTTTAATTTTAAAGCATTTCCTCCCATAATTTATAAATGTAATTTATCTTTAATACAAACTATTTAAATAAATATTTGAAATATAGTTAATAGAATGGAAGATACTAACATACTTATAAAAAAAGTAACTGTGGATATAATTTCAATTTTCTCTATTTGGGGAATGATTATTTTGCATCGTTTAAGATATAAAAAATTTGAAGACGGTTGGACAAATATATATATAATGACTGGGGTATTGATTTCGCAAAAATATTTATTCAAATATTGCCCATAGGCGGACGAGTACTCGAGTACTTAGCACGAGTAAAGTACTCGAGTACTCTATACAAATACCTCGATTATGTACCTCGAAACATCATGCGGTATTTTATAAAATATATTATTATTATCAGGAGAAACTGAACTTGATAACCATAAAAGAAACAATTTACTTTGAAAATGGATTTCCTTTTTTGTTCTTATTTGATAATCATATGAACCATCAAAATTATTAGGACCTATTACATATTTACTTGGAAACAAACTTTTTATAAATTCTGCTATTTTTATAAACCCATTATCGCAAGCCATTTCAAATAATTCATTTAAACTGAAATAATAATTTATTAATCGTTTTGGTATTTTATTGTACAACAATATTTCATTAAACAACCATTTAAAAGATTTCGCACAATTGTGTGTACAGCACAAATAAAGTATATAATCGAAATAATCATTATCAAATAATTGTTTTAAAAAATCAATCACTATTATACTTCTATATTCACAAGCAGTTAATAATAATTTATCCATAAATTTATTATTTTCATATTTATCAATATCATAATTCCACAAAGTTATTTTTTTATAAAATAAATTTGAAAAATGGGTTTTATGATATTCACCTATTTCAGCTAAAGAACCACTTTTTATTTTATTTATAAAAATATGTTGTTGTTTTTTATATTTCTTAGTTCGATGCAAATAATTATATTTATGAATTATTCTTTTTTGTTCACCTTTTTTTAAAGACATATATTTATATTCAAATATTTATTTAAATATATTTTACATTATACTTCGCTTCTAAAATATCCCACTCTTTTACCAGGACCATTTTCAACTTCCGGAAGCGGCTTTGTTATATTGGTTTTTATATTTTTCTTATTTTTATAAAATGCATTACAAAAATCAGCTCTCATACAAGTACCTTGATCTGGATTATATATATGTTTCAAGTTGTTAGTTATCTGTTCAAAAGACCCTAACGAAAAAATAGGATAATGCCACCATATTTGATTATAATTTTTATCACTTGTTTGGTTCTTGCCTATAAAATCAAATTCATTTAATATAGGTTTTTCAACAGAACTTGGAAACACTCCTGGTGAATTAATACTACTAAATCCTTCTATTTTTTTTATAAATGGTGCAAAAAGTAAACTTAATACAAGAATTCCCATTAAAAATTTAATACTTTTGTATTTCATATTATATAATTATATAAATAATAAAACAAACTTAAAATTAAACTAACAATATTAAATAATATGGAATCTATTGATATGCGTGTTATTAAAAGAAATGGCAATTTAGAAGAAATTGCATTTGATAAAATATTAATGCGAATTAAAAAATTAGGACAAGAAGCTTCAATACATATTAATTATCAACAATTAGTTATAAAAGTAATTGAACAGTTATATGATAAAATACCAACAACCAAAATTGATGAATTAGTTGCTGAACAATGTGCTTCACTTTCAACCTTAAACCCTGACTATGGGGTTCTTGCTGGTCGTATTGTTGTTTCTAATCATCAAAAAAATACACAATCTAATTATTTAAGTGTTGTTGAAGAATTATACAACAACTATGACTTAAATAATGTACATAAACCATTGCTATCAAATAATTTATTTAATTTTGTTAGTTTATATTCAGAAAAACTCAATAATATTATTGATTACAATAGAGATTATCTAATCGATTATTTTGGATTTAAAACTCTTGAACGAGCCTATCTATTCAAAAAAAATGGTATTATTATTGAAAGACCACAGCATATGTGGATGCGGGTTGCATTAGGAATTCATGCAGACATTGAAAACCCAAAATCTATTGAATTAGTAGAAGAAACATATAATTTAATGTCTCAAAAATATTTTACTCACGCAACACCTACACTTTTTAACGCAGGTACCCCAAATCCTCAATTAAGTTCGTGTTATTTAATTGCAATGGAAGACGACAGCATAGATGGTATATTTAATACATTAAAGGATTGTGCGTTGATATCCAAATATTCTGGAGGTATTGGATTGCATATACATAATATTAGAGGAAAAGGTAGCCATATTCAGGGCACAAATGGAATAACCGATGGTATTGTACCTATGCTGCGTGTTTTTAATAATACAGCAAAATATGTAAACCAAAGTGGTAAAAGAAATGGATCATTTGCAATCTATTTAGAACCATGGCATCCTGATATATTACAATTTTTAGAAATGCGAAAAAATCACGGTGACGAAGAAACAAAAGCACGAGATTTATTTTACGCTTTATGGATTTCTGATTTATTTATGGAAAGAGTAAAAGAAAAAAATGGACTTTGGTCACTTTTTTGCCCAAATACATGTCCAGGACTTGCTGATTGTTATGGAGACGAATTTAAACAATTATATATCAAATATGAAAAACAAGGTCTCGCCACAAAAACGTTAAATGCACGTGATATATGGTTTGCTATATTAGATGCACAGATGGAAACCGGGACACCATATTTATTATATAAAGACGCAGTAAATAAAAAAACTAATCAGAAAAATATTGGTACCATAAAGTCGTCTAATTTATGCTGTGAAATTACTCAGTACTCAGACGATAAAGAAACCGCCGTATGTAATTTGGCTTCTATTGCATTGCCCGCGTTTGTAAATGAAACAACAAAAGAATTCGATTATGATTATTTACATAAAGTTACAAAAGTTGTAACTAACAATTTAAATAAAGTGATTGATATCAATTTTTATCCTACTGAGAAAACAAAAATAAGTAATTTTAAACACCGACCTATTGGTATTGGGGTTCAAGGATTAGCCGATGCATTTATTTTAATGGATATTCCATTTCACTCTGATAAAGCTAAGGAAATCAATATACAAATATTTGAAACAATTTATCACGCTTCTTTAGAAAAAAGTAACGAAATTGCATTCGAAAGAACAAAACAAATAAAGAATTTAATGTCAAATGAATTTAGAAACGGTATTTTAGATTTTATAAATGAATATGAATATCCAATATTAAAACGTGAAAATAAAGATTTATATGGAGCTTATAGTTCTTTTGAAGGATCCCCAGCATCACAAGGAATACTTCAATTTGATATGTGGGATGTCATACCAACTAACAAATTTAATTGGAATAAAATTAAAGAGAATATAAATAAATATGGTTTACGCAATTCTTTGTTAGTTGCACCAATGCCAACTGCTTCAACTTCTCAAATTCTTGGATATAATGAATGTTTTGAACCATTTACAAGTAATATTTATACACGCAGAACATTAGCAGGAGAATTTATCGTAATAAATAAGTATTTGATGAAAGAATTAATACAATTAGGACATTGGAATGAAGATATTAAAAATAGCATAATTGTGAATAAGGGATCTATACAACAACTAACATTTTTGTCTCCGCACATTTTAAACAAATATAAAATAGTTTGGGAAATACCAATGAAACATATAATAGATATGTCAGCAGATCGTGGTCCATATGTTTGTCAAAGTCAAAGTTTAAATTTATGGATGGAAGATCCTGTTTACAACAAACTAACATCAATGCACTTTTATGCTTGGGAAAAGGGATTAAAAACAGGTATATATTATTTAAGAAGAAAGGCAAAACATCAAGCACAACAATTTACGATTGAACCTGAAGTGAAAGAAGAATATAAAGAAGAAATTTGTGAAATGTGTTCTGCATAAATTAAATTGAAATATTTATTTAAAGACAATCATAGATATTATCTAACCAACTAACAAATGAAAAAAATATATATATCTGTTGATGAATGGAAACAAAAGTCTGATAAAGAAAAAAGACAAACATTTTATGATGTACACCATCTTGGTTTTATAATGAATAATAAAGCATTTATGGAATATACTAAAACATTAAGAAAATTAAGCAATTACAAAGATATATTAAAATGCAAAAATGTTTTAGATGTTGTTGAACTTGCAAAAGAAGCATGGTTTCATGCTAAAACACAAATAGAATTAATAGATGTTGATAAAGATATTTTAAACTATGAATTAAAAAAATCATGGAAACAAGAACTTAATTTAATAAATCGAAATATTTTAATGTGGGAAAATATTAAAGAATTAACAGAAGATAATATACCTTCAAAAGAATATTTAGACAAATTTCCATTTTCTTGTCAAATAAATTTTGGTACAGTTACTTATTTTGGTAATACAATACAAGTAACAGTATTAAAAATGGCAGAAAAAACAGAAGATCCTTATGTAAGAATAGAAGAATATACAACTAACAAAGGATATAAAAAAATATCTTATATGGTGGCAAATAATTTGTTAGTTTGTTTTGAAAATGAAGATAATGATATAGAAAAAGAAAACAAAATACTATTAAATCTTATGGAACAAACTAACCATACAATAACATCATATTCAAGAATGTATAAAGATAAATCATTTTATTCAATTCATTTTAATATGGATTCGATTGAAACTATGTATAATATAATTATAAAATGTAAACAATTGGGATTGGGTTGTGAACCTAGTCATTATTGTTTCTTGGATTAAGCAAACTCTTTACAAATACCAAATGTTTTTCTATGCCATTTTGTAATTCCATATTTTTTTATTCCATCCATATGTTTTTTTGATCCATATCCTTTATTTGAATCAATTCCATAATTCTCTATTAATTCTGGGTTTAAAACACATAAATCCTCAATATATTTATCTCTTTCAACTTTAGCCAATATTGATGCAGCAGCAATAGATGTATATTTATTGTCACCTTTTTCAATAAGCTCGTAATTTAATGTTTCTATTTTTGTTTTATCTTTATTTAGAATTGTATAAGGTTTAAAATAGTTTCCATCAACTAACAATAATATGTTATCATTATTATTATTATTAATCTGTTTTAATACGTTTTTTATTGCTTTGTGCATTGCTGATTGTGTTGCTTGTAATATATTTATACTGTCTATTGTATTTTCGTCTTCATAATCAATTGACCATGCAATAGCATTTTCTTTTATATATTCGGATACTTGTTTTATTTTATTTTTGCTATGAAACCTTTTACTGTCTTTCATTTGAGAGTGATCAAAAATATCATCTTTAGGTAATACAACTGCGGCTGCATATACCCGTCCAAACATTGGTCCTCTTCCAACCTCATCTATTCCTAATTCGAAAATATTTATATCTTTATTGAAATAACAACTTAAAGGCTCTTGCACCTTTTTCTTTTTAACAATTTCAAATACTTTTTCGGTATCATTACCTTCTTCAATATCATCAACAATAACTGCACAAACCCATTCTTTTTGACTGTTTTTAGACATTATACTTATATTGTTAAATTAAATATTATAAATAAACAAATCAATTTTTTTCATTGTATAAATTATACGATGAAAGATGAATTATTATTATTATTTATGTTTTTATTATTAGGCTTAATATTATGTTCATTTTTAGGCAAAAATGAGGTTATTGAAGGTATGGAAAATGGCGACGTATTTTATGGTCCAAATGGGGCTTCCGCTTCTATTGATGGAAATGTTATTGTTGTAACTATTGGTAGCGAAACAACCTCCTACACTTCAACATCTTCAGATACTTATACATCTTCTTCAGGTGCTATTGCATATCTCGATAGTGAAAAGAAGGTAATTATTATTAAAGACAGTAATGGTAATAATATTGTCACTTTATCAAGATCAACTGGTGCAAATGTTATTGGAACAACCCCCAATTATGATAATTATAATCATTTCGATGGATCATCTTATCCTACTTTATTTTATGGTCCAGACGGAGGTACTGCACGTGTTATTCAAACTCCTAATAATAATACAATTGTTATAACTAACAAAAATGGAACCACCGAAATATATTATATTGATAAAAATAACACAAATATGTCAACTTATTATGGTGAAAATGGAGGAACTGCAAAAATAATAACAGACAGCAATGGAAAACAAGCAGTTGAAATCACAACATCAAATGGCTCAAAAATAGTTTATACTGGTGAAAATGTATACACATATAGCAATCAAGATAATACTATTAATCAATATGACCCTGGTATCAATACAGGGTCGGGTACAGACTATAATACAGCTTATAATAATACTCTTATAGAAGGTATACCTCGTTCACAAATACCAAGTGGCGACGAAGACTTGTATATATTAAAGTCACAAATAGTACCCCCTGTGTGTCCAAAATGCAGTCCAGTTGTCAAGTGTTCAGATAATTTTGACCAATCAAAATGTCCTCCTTGCAAACCATGCGGTCGGTGTTCCGAGCCTAATTTTGATTGTAAAAAGGTTCCAAATTATAGTGCGTTCAACCCTGATACAATGCCAATACCAATGCTCAGTGATTTCAGTGGGTTCGGTATGTAAAATATATATAATAAAACAACTTAAAAACAATATACAATATTATAAATGGAAACTAATATTGATCATCAAATACAAATGTATACTAATTTATCATACATTGTTAAGGATTTTACAAAATTATTAACAAATGCAAATTATGCAAATGAAAAATTAAATAAGCTAGAAATGTTAGTATTAGAAAATAAAAGTAATGATATAACTCATATTATTACTTATATATTAATTACAATTTACAATATTAGTAATAATTTTAATAAATATGAAAAAAGTATTGAAAACACAATAATAAATTATTGTTTACATATTTTATGGAATGATAATAATATAAAAAATGTAATAAATAAAATGAACAAACTGATAGAACATAAATTTAAACCAATACATATTGAAGAACATAAAAAAGCATATGGTTTTGATATTATTCTGAATTATGAAAGGTTCACAGAAATAAATATAAATAATATTGAATATGTTTACAATGACTTTGCAAAATATGTTCACTTAAATAGATTGCGTAAAAAAATGGCATTTGAACAATATAATGAGTTTGAAAACATCGACACTTATTTATTTTGTTTACATCATTTTCCTAATCTCTATGTTTAATACATTTATCATCAATTTGAATGCTTTGTCCTTTTTCATCTTGTGGAACAATATTTAAAATACATCTTGCCTTTTTACCATATAATGGTTCTGTGCATCCCTTTTCATTTTTATGTTTTCTTGTTTTGATATCAGATAATTTAAATACTTTTGGCTTTTTATCTATACACCTTGCCCTAAAATGTTCATATCTTTCTCTCACATCACAATAAGATAAATTGGATTTTTTATTTAGCATTTTATTAACCAATTCATGTAAATTATAAATATAGCGTGAAAAACTATCTCGTGAATTCATATCTGAATGTTTTAAAGGCAAATGTTTTAAATTTGTTTTAAAATTCTTACGACAAGCCCCACATGGTAATACATTTTGTAAGGATAGAATATAATTTCTATAAAATGTTTTTTCTTCAGAAGTGGGTTTTACAGGGTAATTAAAGCTTATTGTATGAAGAGTGTGCCATAACGCGGGTCCCCAAACTGTTGTTAAAAATCCATCACCTGAATAAAAATCGCCTTTTTTGAATACTCTTTTTTTTTTACGCGTTTTTGTTTTGGTCATTTATATATAAATATAAAAATAAAATATAACAATAATTTAACAATGACTTCAAATACTTTTATAAGTGAATTTTCAAAAGCTACACAAAATGTTTGTTTATGTTTAGGAGTATCTTTTTTTATAATTATAGTATTTTTGTTGTCTCCATTAAACAGATTTATATTATCATCTGTTTTTGGTAAAATAAGTGTTTTATTACTTTTAGGATATACTTTATATTATAATACAACTCAAACTAACAAATTTGCAAACAAATATAATATTAAATTACATATAAATAATTGGACTTCTTTAAAAACAAATGTTTTGTGTAGTTATATATTTTCTGTATTTTTGTTAGTTCTGATGTATACAATAATACATAAATAATTATTCGTTTATTATACAAATAATTATTATGTAATATAATATAATGTATTCGGTTGTTGAATCAGTTAAACAAGCAGCAAGTGGTGTAAATGTATATGTAATTGGTGGTATACTATTATTATTTGTATGTTTAGTTGTTTATTTTAAATACTTTTATAATAATAAACCCACATTTTATGCAAATAGAGAAAATGTACCAAAAAATGTTGATTCAAATAAAACAGCGACACTAATGTTATTTTATGCAGATTGGTGTCCACATTGTAAAAATGCAAAACCTGAATGGGATTCTTTGAAAAATGAATATGATCAAAACCAAATTAATGGTTATACAATGAGTTTTGTAGAATATGATTGTTCAGAAGAAACTGCAGAAATGAGTGAAATTATAAATAAATATAATATTGAATCATTTCCAACAATTAAATTAATAAAAGATAATGAAATTATAGAATATGATGCAAAACCAACAAAGTCCACAATGGTGCAATTTTTAACAACTGTTCTTTAATTGCAAATAATCAGATGCTTCAGTAATTCCTCTTTGTATCCATTGTTGTCTTAATGTTTTATTTTTAACAGTTTCTTGAATAAAATCTAATGATAATACATTTTCATTTATATTACATACAAATGTATTATTTATATTTTCAGTTTTTATTGTATTGCGTATAAATTTCATTGTGTTGTTAGTTAAACACATTATATATTCTAATAGGGATGAATTTATATTTATTTGTGGTTTATCAAGATTATATAAAGCAGTAATTCCCAAAACCTCATCTTTGTTAGTATGATCTCTTAAACATTGATTTAAAGGATAATTACACATAAACCCACCATCAACATAACATTTATCTTCAATCATTATAGGCATAAAAATACCTGGTAATGCAGAAGACATTGTTAAAGCTTGTAACAAACTGAGTTCAGGATGTGTTTTATGTGATAGTTCAACAGTTTCAAAAGAATTTAATTCAAAAGTGAATATATGTAGATCAATGTTTGAATATTCATAAAACTCTTTTAAATTAATATTTATATCCAAGTTTTTAGCTTGTAGCAAAGGTGCAAATATTATTTCCATTATTTTTTTATCATATAATCCTTTATTAAAATAGGAGTCTATTAATTGTTTAGCATCAACCTTAAAGGCGTTATGCCACGGACGATCAATTATATATTTATTTAAAGTATCCCAATCAAACTTTAAACAAATAAACACACCAATTATCGACCCAATTGATGTACCATAAATAGATTCTATTTCATTTAAATTCCAATACTTATTTTGTTCAAGCTTTTCTAACGCACCAAAAAAAATAAGACCAACTGGTCCACCACCACTTATAACAATGTGTTTTATTGTCATAATATAAAAATATAATTGTATTTAATATTTATATTCAGTAAATTATATATATATTTTTCTTTAAAAATATTAAATGGCAAATATTTTTACACTGGAAAAATTCTCTGATTTTTCTGAAAAAATCAATATTGATGAATTATATGAAAAAAAACGCCAATTTGATTTAAGCAAACTAGAACTTTTTAAAAAAATATTAAATAGAATTCACGTAAGAATAAAAACAACAGCCAGAAAAAGTATACACGAGAAATATTGTTGGTTTGTAGTACCTGAAGTGATAATCGGTGTTCCTAAATATGACCAAGCAGGATGTATAGCATACATAATGAATACATTGCAAGATAATGGGTTTAATATAAAATATTATCATCCGAATGCATTATTTATTTCGTGGCAGCATTGGGTTCCATCCTATGTTAGAAACGAAATTAAAAAGAAGACAGGAATAATTATTGATGAATATGGTAAAAAAATAGAAGAAATAGATGAAACAGAAGAAGAAGTTGCACAACAACAACAAACCCCACAAAACAAAAACAATAAAAAATATACACCAATTAATTCATACAAACCCTCTGGAAATTTAGTTTATAGTGAAGAATTATTAAACAAAATTGAAGACAAAATAAAATAACTATATTATATATGGTAATTAAAAAGGGTAAAAATATTACAAGAAAATGTAGACCATCTCAGAAAGACCTAAAAGGTTTATGTAAAGAACATGCAAATACATTCAATAAATTTGAAGAAGAATATGAGAAAAATATGAAAACAAATTTAGAAAAACATGAAGAAAATGTGGGGAAAACATTAATTAAGTTATTTAAAACACCATTTACACCAACAAAATATAGATCTCAAGATGATTATTACACATACATAAATTATCAATGGTTGAGTGATAAAACAAAAGAATTAAAAGGAAAATTAAAGCATTATGTCCAAATTGATAGTTTTAGAGTTACACAAGAAAAAGTATTTTATGAATTAATAGATATTGTAAAAGAATATATCCAACAAAACAACAATAATTCTGCAAAAAGTATTGCAATAAAAAAGGTGTATAAATCTTTATATGAATTAAATAATAATTCATCAGAAGTTATTGTGAGACAAATAGTTAATTTAATTGATAAACGTTTAGCCACAAATAATATATATGAAATATTGGGAGGAGAAAATAAGAACGAAATAATTTCTTGGGGATGTCCAATTGTTTGGTCTGTATTTAAAGATGAAAAAAATGTAAAGGTTTTTAAGTCAACAATATCTGCTCCTCAACTAACAATATATGATTATAATATTTATATTGATGATAGTTATGATAACCAAGAAACAATATCATATAAAAAAGAATTTAGAACAAAATATTTTAATTTTATTGATGCAATGTTTAATGTTTGTTTAGGAGAAAATCACGGATTAAAATCAAAAGATGTATGGGATTGCGAATATGATATATTGACTGCGTTAGGTTGTAATATTATAAAAACAGATGACGAAGATGGATATAATGTATTAACACATAATGAAGCATTAAAATATGGGTTCAATTGGAATGAAATGGTTAAACAGATTGGATATAAAACTCCACCAAAAACATTTATATGCACAAGTTTAAATTACTTAAAATGTATGATGGATATGCTTATGGAAGACAATGCTTGGAAAAGCACTAAATGGAGAACATATTTTTTATATATAAATTTTAGGCAAATTATGCGTTTTCATAGTAAATGGCGTTTTATTCATCATGAATTCTTTGGGAAGTTTATTAAAGGTCAATCTATTCCTTATCCAAAGGATTTATATCCTGTATTTGGGTTATCTTTATGTTTCAACACCTTTTTAACAAATGAATACATTGAAAGAAATAAAAAACAACAATATATTGATTATACGCATAATATGGCTTCTGATTTATTAACTGTTTATAAAAGAATTATAAGAAGAAATAAATGGTTGTCTCCTTCAACAAAGAAGTATGCATTATTGAAATTAGAAAAAATCAAATTGGAGGTTGGAAGTCCTAAAATATTAAGAGAAGACCCAATATTGAATTACAGTGATAAAGATGCGTATAAAAATATGATTGAAATTGCATATTGGAGAACAAAACAAATGATATTATTAGATGGAAAATCATCAGTAGATGTAGATATTCCAGTTATTGATTGGGAAGAATTTAAAATGGTAGGTAAACAGTCATATATTGTAAACGCATATTATACGCCTACAGAAAATTCAATATACATACCTTTAGCTTACCTACAAAAGCCATTTATAGATTTAGATGAACGTGGGATAGAATATAATTTAGCACATATCGGATATACATTAAGTCACGAAATGTCGCATTGTTTAGACGATTTAGGAAGTAAATATGATCATCATGGTAATTTGCATAATTGGTGGACAAAGTCAGACAGAAATAAATTTAATTCAAAGGTTAAGAATGTGATACAACAATATGAACAATTTGCTAATTATGATAATATAAAAATGGATGCAAGTATAAGTACTGGTGAAAATTTAGCGGATATATCTGGTTTAGCAATATGTGAAGAATATTTAAAGGATTTTCAGGATAAAAATCAAGATATAGTACCAATACGTGCGTTGTCTTTTCACGCATTTTTCGTTTATTTAGCTGTTCAAGCGAGACAAAAAATATTTGATGAAGCAATTAAGGCACAATTAAAAACAAATCCACATCCGATGGATAAATATAGAACGAATTGTCCTTTAGCACGTTTAGAATTGTTTAAATCTTTGTATAATATTAAAAAGAAGGATAAAATGTATTGGGCGTCCAATGATACTATTTGGTAAATATCAATAATAATAATTAAATATTTAGAAAAACATATAATTATTATTTTTTTTCTAAAAGTAATATATAATATGGCAAGACATAGAAGTAGAAGACATAGATCCCGTTCAAGAAGTGCTGGGCGTGGTGCTGCTCGTACCGCTAAACGTGCTGCGGCTCGTGGTGCTGCTGCTGCCGCATCCGCCGCAAAATCCGCCGCAAAATCCGCATCTAAGGCTGCATCCCGTGCTGCATCTGCTGCAAGAAGTTCATCTGCTTCTCGTGCTGCATCTGCTGCAAAATCTGCTGCTCAAGCTGCTTCCAAGGCGGCTGCCGCGGGTAGATCTGCATCTGCTGCTGCATCAAAAGCTGCATCTGCTTCCAGAATGTAAGTAACTCTTTAATTTATTTATATTATTTAGTAATAATATAAATGCCACGTAAAACACGTAAACGCAACAAAAGAAATAATTATTTAAAATGTAAGATGAAATCATGTAGAGCTAAAAAATATAAATCTATTTATGGAGGTGCAAGCTTTGGAAGCATACGTTCACCTTCATCACTGTATTGAGGAGCATTTTGTGCAGGTTTTAGTTCATTTTGAGGATCTTTTAGATCTTCTATTTCATCTGCATCAGGTACTTTTTCTTCAACAATCAGTTCTTCGGAAATTTTCTCTAATTTTTTTATTTGTCTTTGTGCTGTTTTAAGTATTTTATTTTCTACAAGAGCTTCATATAGTTTTAATCCGTGAACATAATCCATTTCACATGTTAAATATAATTTAATAATTAGTGCTCTTGTTTCAACTACAATATTTTGTAATTTTACTTCAGATAATTCAGGTTTAATTCTTATTTGCTTTTTGTTAGTTTGTGGATCAATTACATAAACAAACAGTTTATTTATTATAACAATCAGTGCTTCTTGGTTTTTATTTGCTTTTTGAACCATACTTTTATAATGGGTTGCATAATTACCAAATAATTTTTCAGTTATTGGACCAGTAAATGTATTTTTAAAAAGCGGGTCTGAGCCATTACAGTGTTCTTGTTTATTATATTCCTTCAATTTTATATCACCAAACTTTCTTATACCTTCCGATGGTAACTCAGATTTACCTGTAAATATTTTATAAAATATTTTAAGATCATTTTCATAGTTTTTTTTAGCCTTTTTGGACATTCCCATAAATTTTGCGGTATCAAAATCGTATTCATCATCATAATATAATTCTTCTAGTTCTGGTATGCCTGGTTCATCATCTAAATATTTTTGACTTCCTGTGTCATCTAGGTTCATACTACAAACATTTGGTTTAATTGTTATATTACCATTATTATCAGGTTCAAACTTTTGTTCACCTCGTAATGAGTTGATACGTTCATCACAAATATTAAATTTATATATATCTATCGGTGTGTCAGCAGGTAGTTTACCTTTTTCATATAAAGATGCTTTTACTGTATTTCCTTCTAGATCTTTATAAATGTAAATAGGGTTAATAGTTGTAACAATTGCTGCAAATATATGGGCAATTTTTATATAAAATCTTGCAATAGAATTGCACATTCGTTTTTTCTTTATTGTATTTTGTATATCAAGTTTATTTAAATTATTTTTATTGATGAACATAACTTTTTCTTTTTCTATATTATTTACTTCAACCCCATTTTGAATTCTTTCAGAAAGATAGGTAATTTCGATATCTGTAAAATGTCGATCGATTATATCTGAAGTGAGTATAACTAAATCATCACAATATTTTTTATCGTACATTTTTCTTAAGCTTTTAAAATCCATTGTTAGTATATAGTGAGTTGCAATATAATCCAAAACATTAGATATTGATGTTGATTTTAAGTCGTTTTTTTTAGAATATAAATTTCCCATATATTTAAAATATATAAAAAATTGATTTAAAAACACTAATTTAAAATTAGTAACAATAACTATGTTTAACGACAAAAGTAAAAAGAATAAATCAAAAAATTTACAAGAAAGAAAACATTTATGGAATGTTTTTGAAAGTGAAGTTATAAATCCTGATAAACCAAAAGAACCTTTAGAATGTTTATATAGAACTGTTGGAGACAGAGAAAATTGTGAAAGATGTCAATTTCCTTTATCATATTCTGATGAGCAGTTTTTAACTTGTACAAATAATAAATGTGGTATTATTTATAAGGATGTGTTAGATAATTCACCTGAATGGAGGTTTTATGGATCTGATGATACACAAAATTCAAATGATCCAACAAGATGTGGTATGCCAGTTAATCCTCTTTTAGAACAATCTTCATTAGGTTGCATTATATTGAATACATCTAATTGGGAAATGAAAAAAATAAGCAGATACACAAGGTACCAATCTATGCCATATTGCGAACGTGTTCGTTTAGAAGATTTTCAAAGAATTAGCGTATATGCTAATAATGCTGGAATATCAAAGAAAATCATAGATGATGCACTTGTATATAATAAAAAAATAAGTGAATATGAACAATCCTTTAGGGGAGATAATAAAGATGGATTAATTGCGGCATCAATTTATCTTTCTTGCCGAGCAAACGGATACCCAAGAACAGCTAAAGAATTGGCTACTATATTTAATTTAGATGTTACAAGTGCGACACAAGGATGTAAAAATGCACAAACTATTTTAAATGTTTTAGAAAAGGATGTTGAAAATAAAGATAAAACATTATTTTGTAAAACGAAACCACAAGACTTTATTGAGAGATATTGTAGCAAACTTAATATAAATAGTGAACTAACAAAATTATGTGCATTTATTGCAAAAAATGTTGAAAATAAAAATTTAATGCCAGAAAATACACCTCATTCTATTGCTGCTGGTATCATATATTTTATTTCTCAATTGTGTAATTTAAATGTATCAAAAAAAGATGTAAATGTTATTAGTGGGATTTCAGAAGTAACAATAAACAAATGTTATAAAAAGCTTGAAAAAATGACAAAAGAATTAGTACCATTAGTTATTTTAAATAAATATTCGCAAATGAAATCCACATAAATAAGTATTCGTAATAAATATAATAAAAATTGCTTGTTGAAATGTATGTCAAATATTCCAAAAGTTGTATTTATAATTCCGTATAGAAATCGTCCTCAACATAAATATTTTTTTTCAAATTATTTTAAAACAATTATGGATAACAGTGATTTAAAGAATAATTATGAAATTTATTTTTCTCATCAAACAGATACGAAATCATTTAATCGAGGTGCTACAAAAAATATTGGGTTTCTTGCAATCAAAGAGAAATATCCAAATGATTATAAAAATATAACATTTGTTTTTAATGATATAGATACAATACCATTTTCTAATATATTTTTATACAAAACTGATATGGGTATTGTAAAACATTTCTATGGGTTTGATTATGCATTAGGTGGTATTGTTGCATTAAATGGAAATGATTTTGAAAATATAAATGGTTATCCAAATTTTTGGGGTTGGGGACTAGAAGATAGCGTTTTGCAAAAAAGATGTATAAAACACGGTCTTGAAATCGATCGTAGTCAGTTTTTTTCAATCGGAGATCCGCATATATTACATTTATTTGATGGAATACACCGAATTATTAATCGTAAGGATAATTTAAGATCATCAAATGATAATGGTTATGATGGTTTAAAAACAATACGTAAACTTGAATATTCTATTGATACAGAGTCAACAAATGTATTAGATAATATACATACGATTGAAGCAGACAATATATTTATAATAAATATTAAAACATTTGTAACAGCAACAAAATTTGAGAATGAAAAATATCACAAATATGATTTAAGAGAACCGACAAATGATATGAATAATTTAAAACCAATTATTGAACAAGATGATTATATAAATAATAATTGGACAAATATACCATTTTATCCAACATTTGAAAAAAAGAAGGAAATGATACAAAAATATGGTAAACAAACAGCTGAAAATATAATAAAATACAGTTATAATAATACAATAGATCCAACAAAGGAAACATTACCACCAATACTTTTTCCGTCTAAACATGTACCGTCTAAACTTGTTCCGTCTACTAAACTTGAACAAATGCAACTTAAACCAGTTAATATATTTTCTCAAGAATATGCAAGACTAAAAGGTATTAAACCAAAGGCAACAAAAAGTGCAAATATACGATTAGGTGGTCTTTACAAATAAATGAGTAAACATTATAAAAATAATTTATTAATATGTTTTATAATGTCAATAAAATGTTTAGATGATATCAAAAATGTATATTATATTAATTTAGAATATAGAACTGATAGAAAAGACCATATTGAAGAACAGTTGTCTAAATTGGGATTAAAAGGAGAAAGATTTAATGCAATAAAAATGGTTGATGGAGCAATTGGGTGTAGTTTAAGTCATTTAAAACTTTTAGAAAATGCATTAAAAAATAAAATGGATCATATTCTCATTCTTGAAGATGATATAACTTTTTTGGATTATAAATTATTTATAAAACAATTTAATCATTTTTTGGAATTACACGAAAACAATTGGGATATAATATTATTTGCTGGTAATAATATGGTGCCATACGAGAGGGTTGATAATACTTGTATAAAAGTGTCTCGTTGTCAAACAACAACAGGATATTTAGTAAATGGACATTATATCAATGTGTTAAAAGAAAATGTAAAAATGGGACTTACAAATTTATTGCATAATCCAAGTGAAAAAAATAAGTATGCGATAGATAAGTTCTGGTTTAATTTACAAAATGTGAATGATTGGTATTTAATAACTCCTGCAACAGTTGTTCAACGTAAAGATTATAGTGATATAGAAAATAAAATAACAAATTATCAAAATTCAATGTTAAATATTGATAAATGTGTTATGTAAATATATTATCTACAAAATATTTGTTAGTTGGTATTTTTAAAATAGAGTGTTTCAAAATAGGATTTAAATAATATCCAATTGCATAATCTTCAAAGTATTCATTCCATATTTGTTGTTTTTTTGTAAGTAAATAATGTACTGCTAAATCAGATAAAATATAAAAACGACCACTGCAATATATTGTTTCAGAAACAATAATATTTTTAGGTAATTCTGGGTGTATTTTATAATAATCGCTATAATGTGATTTTTCAACATTAACAATATGACCACCATAGTGAATGGTTGGTTGTTTTGTTAGAAGTAAATTTATAATAATATTAAAAAACTTATTGTTAGTTAGATGTTGGTCATCATCTGTTTTAAATATATATTTGAATATAAATTCTTTATTAATAGCTTCATATGCAGAAATTACCTTTTTAGGTAATGATATATAATCATCTTTTGTTTTTACATATAATATTTTGTCGGTTTCGTCAAATAAATAATCAGTATCAAGATTAGGGTCGCCTATTACATGATAATATGGTATTAATGTAAAATTATGTAACCATGTTGTTCTTTGTTTCAAGGCTTTAAATTTATATTTTTTGCAATTAAAAATAAGTAATATAAATTCCGCAGTTCTCATATTAAATAAAATTATTATATTGTTCTTTAAGTTGTTTTAATATATTATATTGTTCTTTAAGTTGTTTTAATATATTATATTATTTGATACCCTTTTTCCAACCATTAAAACCATACGCATCTGTAACATTATCACATTTCCACATATTATATAATCTATCTTCATCACATTTATTACATTTTTTTATATATTTATGACCTCCCAACATATACATATTTTGTTTATCCAACCCCCAACAAATTGTTTCAATCAAACAACCACAATCTTTCAATTTATAATATAATATTGGCATTTAAATTTATATTACAACTATTAATATTTTATATGTATTTTCAATTTTATTTTATTAAAAAATATATATTTCAAGTTTCTGCTTTTTTGCCTTGCGAATGGTACTCCACGTTCCAGAACGTATTTCTTCTTTATTTTTATCTATTGGACATGCAATTAATATTGAAGAATTATTTATAATATCTGAATTTCTTTGCAAATATGGTTTTTCATTCATAATTATATCTCCTTTATTAAATCCTCTTAATTTTGAAATGTTTGGTGGATAAATATCTATTCTTATTTGTTTATTTATATTGATATTTCTATAATTTACACATATATCATGAAATTCTGTGTCCGATCCTATACAATCACCGTGTGACACAATTATATTATTATATTTATCCAGTAAATATACTATTTGTTCTTTTTGTTCATCATTTAAACCATAACGATTACCAGTAAACCCAATTTTTATTTGTTCTTCCATTATTATAAATACAAAAAATATAATTATTATAAAATAATTCAATTATATTATTTTTGTATTTTGATATAAATAAAATATAATCAATTAAAATAAGAATGTCCAATTTCAATAATCAAGAATTTCAAAATATGATTAAAGAATATAATGAATTTGAAAAAAATATATCAACTAACATTGATTTATATAATACAATATGTCACAAAAAAACAACTAAATTAATTGAATATATTACAACAAACTTATCACAAAATAATAAATATGCTTATTATTTTTGTGGAAGACCAACATATGATCCTAAATACATTGATGAATGGTTTTCTTCTGCATTTGATGAATTACAATATAAAATTAGCAATCATTATAGAGATATAACATTTGCTGATTGGTTAGATAAAATAAATAAAGGAGTATTATCAGAAACAGATATAGAAGAAATATACGAAACATTTGAAGGATTAAATGAATGTGGATCAATTTTTACATATATTAAAATTTGTAAAGATGACAATTTATCAGAAAGAATTAAAGAAACTCAAAGTTTGTTAGTTAAATTCGCTAAAGAAAATGATTACGACATTAATGACGATATTATATTAAATGAATCACAATGTCATTTTTATTTTAAAATTGGTGTTTATTATGTTTTCGGAGTTAATTTAGATGGTCCTTTTGATACTTTTAAATATATACAAAAAAAATTGAAAAAAATTGAAAATATTTAATTACTTATACAAATATTTATTAAATAACAGAAATGAGTAATTACGAATTCGAAAAATACGTTTGCACAAAGGAAACCTTAAGAGACACAATAGAAGAATATGGTGTTGCCATAATACCAAATGTTTTAAGCGAAGAAGAATGTGCTGCAATGGTAAATGAAATATGGGATTTCTTTGAACATATAACACAAAAATGGGAAATAAAATTAGATAGAAACAATCAAGAAACTTGGCGACAATTTTATAATTTATATCCTCAACATTCAATGCTTATACAAAATTGGGGAATTGGTCAAGCCCAAGCATCCTGGAATGTGAGACAAAATATAAATATTGCTGAAATATTTGCACATTTTTGGGGTTGTGACGTAAATGATTTGTTAGTTTCTTTCGACGGTTTAAGCTTAAATTTACCTCCAGAAATAACTAAAAAAGGTTGGAACAAAGGCAATACCTGGTATCACAGCGACCAATCCTTTACAACAAATGACTTTAAATGTATACAAAGTTATATAACAGGGATGGATATAAATGAATATGACTCAACATTATCTGTCTTAGAAGGCAGTAATAAATATCATAAAGATTTCGCAGAAAAATATAATATAACTGATAAAAAAGATTGAACAAGAATTTTATAACGAAAGACAATGCACAATTAAAAATATTAAATGCCCAAAAGGTAGCCTTGTATTTTGGGACAGTAGAACAATACATTGCGGTATTGAAGCTGATAAACAAAGGTCACAACCTAATATAAGAGCAGTTATTTATTTATGTTATATGCCCCGTTCTTTAAGCAATGAAGCTAATTTAAGAAAAAAGATAAAAGCATTCGAAGAAATTCGTACGACAAATCATTACCCTTGTAAAATTAGATTATTTGCAAAAAAGCCTCATACATACGGTAAGGAAATAGAAGAAGTTACAGAAATCAGTAGACCTGTATTATCTGAGTTTGGACTAAAGCTGGTTGGGTATTAAATATTTAAATTTGTATAATTCATATATATTTGTGCAATGAAAAATAATTATTGAATCATTATATTTTTTTACTGTTTGTAGATTGTCAAATCTATCATCAATATAATATATTCTATCAATATTTTCAATATGATTATCATTTATTATGTTAGTTAAACATATATCAAACAGTTTATCTCTATCAATATTTTCATAATATATTTGAGTTGTATATTTATATAAATTGGTTTCATTTGCAACTAAACTAACAAGTTTATTATAAGTAATTATACCAATATAATAATTAAGTTTTTTAAATTTATTTAATATATGATAAGTTTGGCGTGGTATTTTCATTTTATGATTAATCAATGTGTCATCTAAATCAAAAATAATTATTGAACTCATCAAATATTATAATCAATTACTTTTATATTATTATTTGAACAATTTATTTTTACATTTTCATCAGTATAATAATTATTATCTATCATTGGATACCACGTTATATTATTATATTTATGGTTATCATTATTATTAAATATAATATTTATCATATGTAAATGAATAGTACATTTTACATCTTTCAAATTTTCTAAAATTATTTCTCCTAATCCATAAAAGGTTGATATATTTATAATTGTATTGGATTTTAATGAATTCAGTAATAATACATTATTTTGACAATTAATACTATTTTCTTCAACACCTTCAAAATTTATGTTAAAATCAATTAAATCACAAAGATGTTCATTATAATAATTAACATAGTCACTAAATTTGTCATGCCAAATTGCAATTGATATTGTATTATTATCATAATCTATTTCAGATGTCCCCAACAATTTAATAATTTCTTTCTTATTCATTTTGTTTGTGTAAAAACTATATTCAAATATTATATTTCAATTTTATTGAATAACATTGGTTTGCAATACTAATTTATTAAAATAGGATGTAAATAAACATAATGGTATGAATGAATGTATTATATATGTTTCATCATTTTTAAGTGTATTTCAAATATTATCATTGTGCAGAAAATATAATATATGGTGAATTGTGTCTTGAAAAAAATAATTTTTGTGAAGGACAATGTGATCCATTTTTAATTTTTGATAATTCAAATGTAATACTTGATATTGAATTAGATGTGTTTAGTCAAGGAACAATACTTTCATCTATTAAAATAAAAGATATAACAAAATATAATAATTCACCATTAAATTTTTCATTCATAAATGAAAAATATATAAATGTAATAAAATCACATTACAAATATTTTCATTTTGGATATGATTTTCAAAATCAGGGTTGGGATGATATTATTGATGGGAGACAAATAGATAATTCTCGTTATTATGATGAATTATTTTTTATTAAAAATAATGTAATTACGCTTTATGGAGGTGTTAAATTATGGATAAATGATGAATGGCTTTATAAATTAGATGAATTATATAATAAAAATACTTAAACATATAATACATAAAAATATATTATGGATTTTAATTGGAATGATTTATTTTATATGGATTTTAATTTTTGGAAAAAATTACCAAGTCAAACTTGTTTAACATTGTTATTTAATAAAACTTTATCGGTTGACTGCAAATATTTTCATTGTACAGAAGATGAAGTTTATTGCAGTTACCGTTTTGAAAATAATAAAGATTATAACAATTGTGTATCCTTTTTAGTTTATAAAAAAAATAAAGTAATGTTAAATATGAATGTTGATGATTATGAATTTTATGAACATAATGTAAGTTCAAAAATAAAATCAATAGAACTGAAAACATTTTGTGCAACAAATCTTAAACCATTAAATTTTTCATACATTGATAAAAAATATGTGGATATTTTAAATGATAACTATTTGCAATTTCATTTAGCACATGATTATATGGATCAAGGATGGACAGAAATAGAGGAATCCGAAGTTAAAAATTATAAAAAACCATTATTTGCAACAGATGATGAACATGTATATCTTTTTGAAGGTGAAGGATTGTGGATAAATAATGATAGTCTTTCAAAATTAGAAAAAATGTATAATTTATCTAACTCCAGTAATTAAATATCTTTTATTTAATTCATATAATTCTATTAATTTTTCAGTATTTTTACTCCAATTAGGTATTTCACAAATATTGTTTTTTTTAAATATAATTTTACTTCCGTTTAATAAATATGGTTTCCATTTTACAATTTTATATATGTTTTTATCACATTTACATATTTTTTCAGGATATTTTTTAATACATTCTAAATGACAATCAAACTCGCACAAATCATTTTCACAATAATGCATATCTTTTCCTTTTTTTATATTACGATCTGACTCACATATATCACAATAACGCTGATTATAACAATCATCAACAACACCTTTAAAATAACCGTTTTTCAATACGTTTGTTATAGTTATATACCTTGGTGCATCATATGGTTCAAATATAACTCTAACAGTATCTTCTTCTTGCAAATAATTTAATATTTCGCGATTTAATTTAGTTCCACCCCAATTTGTAATATCTGTCATTATTTTTAACGAATATGATCCTCCTCGTTTGTGAGATGGCATTTTTATAAAATACTATTAATTTATTTAAGTATTAATTATTTAAATATATTATATTCTTTTTTAAGTTGTTTTGCAATATATTATATTTCTTTAAGTTGTTTTGAAATATCTTTTATTTCTTTAAGTTGTTTTGCAATATATTATATTTCTTTAAATACTTTTAATATATTATTTAAATTTTAAAGAAAACATTTTCAAAAGTTCATTGACTTTTCAAAAATGGACAAAAATAATTGTCCAAAATGAAAAAGTCAAAAAAAGTTTCTAAAAAAGGCTTCGTAAATCGAGGTCTTACCATATTGCTCACAAAATATTTTTAAGAATTTTAAAACCTTACGATATTTTTTTAAAGATTTTTAGCTGAAAATAATTTAGGGATTTTTTGTGTAAGTATAATAATGACTTCAAATACTTACCAAATTTCTCCCCAACATTTCAAGTGCATCCCGTGTGACTATTTCACGTTTAACAGAAAAGATTTTAAAAAACACATCGACACTATAAAACATAAACGACTTACAAATACTTACGCATTTGTCCCAAAAAATCCCGGTATGCAATATGAACACAAATGCAATTGCGGGAAAAATTATAAACACAGGCAAAGTTTATACAATCACCGCCTAAAATGCGGAGCCAATATTACGACTGAACCAATCACAAAAGAATTAGTAATTGAACTTATACAACAAAATAAACATTTACAAGATATCCTTCAAGAACAACATAATAAAATATATGAAATCTCAAAAGAAAGCAAATGTATATTAAATAATAATACAACTAACAACACACAGTTCAATTTAAACTTCTTTTTGAATGAAGAATGTAAAGACGCTTTAAATTTAATGGATTTTGTTGATTCATTGAATGTTAAAATCAAAGACCTTGAATATACTTCTAAAACAGGATATGCAGAAGGGATTTCTAATATATTTATAAAAGGCTTATCAGATTTAAAAATACATAAAAGACCCATTCATTGTTCCAATTTAAAAAGAGAAGTTCTTTATATCAAAGATAATGGAGAATGGAAAAAAGAAGATGAAGATAAAACAAAACTAACAAAGGCTATCAAAATTATAGGAAACAAAAATATTAAACAAATCAGTGAATGGCAAAAAATATATCCTGAATATAATAATCCTTCGTCAAAACAGAATGATAATTATATGAAAATGATTTGTAATGCAATGAGCGGATCTACACAAGAAGAAGCTGATAGAAATTACGATAAAATAATAAAAAGAATTGCAAAAGAAGTTGTAATAGATAAAAATATATAAATTATTTCTTTTTCAGCAAATAAAAATGTTTGTATAATTTTTAAACGCATCATCCAAGAAATTACTAACAAAGTATTTAAGGCAAAACAGAATCAGATCCACCTCAGCCACCTTTTTGCCTATATTTTCTACATCTTTTTCTTGTGCATTTTCTTGAGTATTTACTTCTACATTTTTTGGTGCATCTATGTTTTCGTTTTTTACAGAACTGTTTCATCATATATTATATAAATATAATTTTTTTATGATAATTGTAATCTTATTTTTCTTTTTAATGTATTTTCATTATTATATATAAATAATTGGAATTTGTGTTCAGTATAATTATCTAATTCACAAGATGTTACAATATCACAAGTTAATTTTAACTCATTTAAATAAACTGTATATTTATATAATTCATTATTATGAAGTTCTGTTTTATCAAAACATATTCCATCATATAATGTATTTAATATATTTTCATTATTATTTACTGTTTCAAATAATAAAAATTCATTATGTATTTTCTTAATTGTTTTCATTTTAATATTTATAAAATCTATATCATTTACCCATTTATTATAAAAATCAAATGAGTTTGAAGAAAGATTTATTAATTTGTGATTTTTTTGAAATATTATTAAATTTAATAAGTCAACAATGCGTCTTATTGGAGATGTTATATGAATATACTCATTTAAATTTAATGCATTATGTTTAATTGAATTTGATGTTGTTTCTAAATTTATATAACTTGCACTTTCGTTATTCCATTTGTATATTATTTTATTTATATTATTTGGTATTTCAACCAGGTTTGTTGAACGAAATATACCATTATTAAAAGTTAGTAAATCTTTGGCACAATAATTATTCATTAATATCATCAAATAACTAACAACATCGTGACTATCATTAATAATATTTATATAATTATATTTACACAACATTTTGTTAGTTGTATCAAAAAGAAAACAATAATCTGGATCATTTAATAATATTTCTTCTTCATAAATATAATTTTTAAATACAGTAATTTCTGAATTTTCGTAACCAAATGAAATAATATTATATTCATCATCTAAAATAATATCTAATATAAATGCAAATCTTGTTTCACCTTGTTTCAAAGAACATAAATCATTTGATAAAATGTCAGGTAACATTGATTTTTTTTGATTTGGTACATATATTGTTGAAACTCGTTTAGAAAAATATGTCCAAAGATTTAAATAATCAATTATTATACTAACATTTGCAATATAAATACTTATTTTAATTTGATTATTTGTTAGTTGCTCAATTGAAAAAGCATCATCAAAATCAAGAGAATGTTGTGGATCAATAGTAAATATTTTATTGTGTAAACGATTGTTTAATATTGTTGGATATTTTTCACGAATATTATTTATATTATAATTATTAATAGATTTTCTAGTATTTTGATTAAACATTTGTATTGAATAAATTAAATTTTTACAATAAAGTCTATATTCATAATAATTATTGAGTTCACAAACAGGACCAATAATTTGTGAAAGTTCTGCACAAGGATGTTTATCATTCCAATATTTAAAACGCACTAACACATAAAGGTTTGTAAATTGTTTGTAAAATCCTAATTGTTTTATTTCATAAGGTAATAAAAAAATAGGTATTTGAGTATCATTTGGAATACATTTATATAATAATTTACCTTTGGTTTCTTTTTTGTTTTCTCTTCCATATGTTTTATTTTCATTAAGAACTAAAACAGATGGTATATTTTGGTTTAAACGTGTTGGTGAACTAACAAGATTAAATATGCATTGATCAAAGGTAAATATATCATATGAAAATAAGTTGTGTTCAAGCGGATTAAAATTATTTAATACAACAGGATCTAATGTTTTGTTATTAAATATTTCCCAATTTTGATAGTCTCTGTTCAAAAACTTGATTAAATAGCTATCCATTATTAAATAAAATATATCAACTATTCTTTAAATTGTTTTTAAAATATAACTTATTTTTAGTTATAAACAAATTAATAATATTTATTAAAAAATTGAAATACTTTATAAAAACTATTTATAAGTATACAATTTATAAGTACACAAAATGTCAGACAACTACGATTTTAAACCAGCATACACTATCGAAAACCGAAATGAATTAATATTAATTTTCAATGCTTTGGTAGACGAAAAGAAATTGTTAGTATTTCAAAAGAAAAATCCTAAAAAACAAAAAGCAATTAGTATTTATTTACAAGAATTAAACGCTCGCGATGAAGAATTAAAAAGTGCAAAAAGAAAAATAGCCGCAGAAAAAAGGTCTAAATATTTAAAAAAAGAAAAAGAAGAAAAAGAACAATTTGAACGCGAATACCAAGAAAGTCTTGCACAAGTAGCTGAAGATGTTAGAAAACACAATGCTTTTAAAGAAGAATTAGAAAATCAAAAAAAAGAAATTAAACGACAGATTGTTGATTTGGAAAACGAATTAAAAAAGTATTCGAAAAAAATAGGACTAGATGGTTTACGCGAAGAATATAAAAAATTAGAGGAAAGGCAAAATGCACCTATTGAAACATGTTGTAAACACATTAAGTACACATTTTATGAAAGGTACAGTGATGTTTATGATGAAGATATTATTGATACATTAATATGTTTGGATTGTGGATTTAAGTTTAATGATGACTCAAATATTTACCAAAATTTGATTAATAAAAAATATTTTAAAGTTTAAATATATTATTTACGATGAATTTCACCACAATATACACAATAATCACAAGGTGGATCTGTTTCAAGAGGAAATAATGTATAAAAAGACTTTTTACAAGAACAATTAATTAATGTTCCTCCACTATTTTTTATTTGTTCTTGTTTTTCTGTAAAATTTAGTTTGCTTTTTGCATCATTTATTGTTTGTTGTATTTTTTTGCAAATTGTATCTGAATTACTACACACATATTGAATTCCATTATTTAATATTTTTTTTCCATTTTCTATTTCTCTATTACAAAGATAACAAGTTTTCATTAAAATTATAATTAAATTATATTTATTATGTTTATATTTCAAATAATATTTATATAATAAAATTATGTATGAAAATAATATTTTCAATTATATATTAACAAAATTATCTTATGATTATAATACTGTTAGTTTAGGCGGGTTAATATTAAACTAACATAAAATTAATATATTATATGTGGATTAGACGTATATCAGAACATTTAGTTAATACACATTTAATATGTTAACATTTATTGAAGATAATAAAGCTTTAAATTTAAACAATTGGTAATTTTTTAATTAATTGAATAGCATAATGAACCCCATATTTATAAGGTCTTTTATAATATTTATCTTCTACATCAGTGCAATCAAAATTTAATACATTTTCAGACATATATGAAGGAACACAATCGCCATAATATGCCCCGAATAAATTTCCTACAATCTTTGCATTTGTATCTGTGTCTCCTCCACATTCAAGTACTTCTGAAATAGCCATTTCATAAGTATATTTTTCAATATTAAACAAAAAATAAATAATAAAAATAAATGCATGTTTCATATGTCCTTCATTTTTTATGCAATCGTAATTATTAAGGGTTGTTAGTTCTTTCCCAATATTAATCCATTCAATAATAGTTTCTTTTGTAATTAATTTATAAAGTGTTTCTAATATTGATGTTATTTGAACCTTATTCAATATTTGTGAAATAATAACACAATATAACCCTGTTATTTCACCTACTATCTCTTTAGGATGTGTTAGTTCGCTATCTAATTTAGCCATTTGCATAATAGTTTCTGGTGTTTTATTTATACCAAATACAGCTAATGGGATAGATCTCATTAAAGATCCATTCGATTCAGAGTTATAATTAAATTCGTAAGCATTTGTCAACATATCAGATGCGTCTGTTGCATCAAGTAGTGCGTATGTTGTACTTTGTCCAATATCAAAAGGTTCAGATTTGTACCATTCAATATATTCTTTTGCAATGGTTTCTAATGGAAAATATTCGTCATTTTTAGAGGAGATGAGTGCTTTTAATAAACTAATTTCCATTTCAGAGTCATCTGTAATTTGACCAACTTGAACTCCTGATGTATTTTGACCAACCATATGCATAGCATCATAAACTTCTGTTTCATTAAATCGTTTTTTGCAAAATTCAATTCTTGCACCAGCCGATTCAGCACACCAACCTGCTAAAAAAGTATAATATATATTACTATCCATATTTATAATTAAGTATTTTATAAATAAGTATTTTAAACTTATAATATTTGTATATTTTGAGCAATGGAAAAAGTCTAATGTGAAGAAAGAATAAATAATTTAGCAGGTAAACAAATAAAAAAAGAAAAACAAAAATAGAAGAATAATAAAATAATTCAATTATTTAGAATTTTTAAAAAACAATTCATATTTTTGTATGTCTTTTTCTTTAAGTTTTTTTTTATATTCTTTTTCTCTTTCTAAAAATTGTATTTCTCTCTCTTTTTCCATATCATCACATCTTTTATCACTTTCTTTAATATATTCTTCATAATCCACAAAGAATTTAGCTATAGCTTCATTTGAACTTGACTTTGGACCACTATGAATACATGATCTACATAAAGGGCATGCATTATTATTACTACGCATTAAACAGCTTGTGTGAAATGTGTGATTGCAAGCGGTTACACAAATATCAATATTATTAATTTGGGTTAAACAAATCGAACACTCTTTCTTTGCCATTTTTAATTGTATATAAATTTATATAATTAAATACTTATTTCAATTTTTTATATTCATTATTTTAGTTTGCAACAATAACATTCGAAATAATATTGATATAAAATTACAGGCAACACAACAATAAATAAATATAAAATTAAAAGATTATTATAACTATTTTTATTTTGAATTTGATTTGTATGCATTTTTATAAATCCCAATATTAAAATAAAGTATGATACACACAAATGAACTTTAAATATTATATGAAGTTTATCTATTTCAAACATTTTTATTTAATATTTATTTTAATATGCATTTTATTTTGTTTCAATTTTATTTATCTAATTATGTAATCATAAATTTTAAATAATAAATTTGGAAATAAAACAGTTGATAAAAATAATCCAACAATTAAATGCAGTTTTTTATTTATTGGAGAATTAGGATGAGTTAAACAAAACATTAAAATACATATAAATGTTAAACATGATAAACACAAATATATGTTAAAATAGAAATGTAATTTATGAAATATCTCATTTCTTCTAGGTTCGAAATTTGCATAGTTTGTTGGTAAAATCATTTTCAGTTTATTATATTTATTAAAAAATAATATATTTGTATTTCAATTTTATTTATAATAATTTAAATACAAAGGATTTTTATATAATAATATTATGTCTTTTTTGCAATTTAGAAAAAACGGTAGATTACATACAGACAAACTAACTGGAGACAATGATTTAAATATTTTTGATACTCAACTAACAAATGTTTATTTAGATAAATATGATGAAATACTTAATGAAATAATAACATATGATGATATAGAAACAATACATATATTTAAAAATAATGACACAATTCGGCGATTACCCAACAATTTAAAATATTTATATATAAAATCTGCAACATTACAAGAATTACCAATAAACGATGTTGTTGCACCAAATTTAGAAATTATTTGCTTGGATTTTACGAATTTAAATGTGTTTCCAAATATATCTAAGTGTATTAATTTAAAAGAACTAACAATAAATCATTCTAATTTGCAATCTATTGCGTTTAATTATTTATTACCACCCAAATTAGAGGTATTAAATATTCGTTTTAATTGTATTTCTAATTTTGATTTTACTATATTAAAAACACATCCAAAATTAAAATTAAACGTTTCGTACAATCATTTAGATTTTAATACAATTAACAATATATTGTTAGTTAACAACAAAACAGATATTAAAATGCAAAATAAATATACTCATAAAGTAATTAACGATAGAAATTACAATATAGTTGAGATACAAAATTTTATGCATAATATAAATATAAATATAAATACAGCAACAAATACAATTGCAGGAAATGTGTTAGCTTCTAATGCACAAACAGTGCATTTATCTTCTATAAATAAAGCTATAACATCTTCATTTAATAATATAGTTAAATATATAGAAAAAAACAAAATAAAAGAGCAAAAAGATGTTGTAAAAGATATAATATCAAGTTTTAAAAAACATAAATTAAATAATATAAATGAATGTAATCATTTTTTAATGATAAAATGTACTGATAGAACAAAACATAGTATAGTACATTTGTCTTATGTTGAAGTATTGTCTATGATATGGAGTATAATTGTTTCGCATCAACAAAGAAGTAATCTTGTTGAAAGATTGAACACAGAATTGGTTGATTCAATAGGTATGTGTTTTACGGGATGTATTAATAGATTAGTAAATGTGTTAGTTGGATACATAGAAGGAGTAGTTGTTTCAATAAGTTTAAAGGAAGAGATACAGATGTCAATACAAAGATTAATGGACAATTTAAATAAGAAAATAATAACTTATAAACAAACAAAAGAAGAAATGATACAAATATTGGATCAACCTTATGATGTTGATACAAATGATACAAATAATATAATTTCAAACGAATATAAAGAAGCGTGGTTATTAGCATTACAAGATTATCGTCCAGATGCTGTATTGTGTAAATTTGATGATAAAGTATTTGAAAATGAACAAAACACAAATGCGTTTTATTATATTTCTTATGATAATTTAATATATAATTCAGAACAAAGATTTGAAGAAGAAACTGAACCAATAGGTATTGTGAATGATGAAAAACAACAAATTGCAAATATTTATGAATATAAAATTGGTGATGATTTGTTTCCAGAAAAGTTATTGAATTATAAATTGGTATAATTATTTATTGAATATAAAAATATTTAATAAATTTTAGCTTGCATTCGGATTTGAACCGAAGACCTGAGGTTTTGCGGACCTTTGCTCTTCCACTGAGCTATACAAGCATATTATATATATAATTTGTCTTTAAGTTGTTTTCGCAATATCTTCTATTTTTGTAGTTTTTACTATTTTATGTTTAATATTTTGATTTTGTAATGCATACATAAATATTTTTGGACTTATTGCAATATTATTAATATATGTTCTATATTTAAAACAAGAAATACTTGCATTATCATTAAATTTAAATGAATACCACCAATAAGCAGGAATATATAATATTCTACCTTTTGTTAGTTCAATGTCTAAACACTTTATTTTATCAAAATCACTTTTATACTTTGCTTGTGGATCCCAAGGATTTACTAACGATTTAAATTCAAAGTTTTCATAATCATTCACAGGATATAAATATTTTGTGTTTTTTGGTGGAGTTAATTTCACATTAACAGACCCTTGGGTAACTATATAATAATTACGGTAATTCAAATCGAACCTAAACGGGGTTTCTATATTCGGCGATCCAAACATTATATCATAATAACAATTTGAGACCATATACGGTCTTAAGAATTCGTCGTTATAAGACATATTTTTTATTGCCCCTGTTTCCTGTAAAAAATCTACATTTCCTTCACTAAAATAAGACGCAGTTGTATCTTCATTAAATAACTTATTAGCTATGTGCAAAGTTAATGGAACACACCCATCTGTATCTGTTGAAATCTCTGATTTATTTCTTATTTTTATATCAAATATTGGATAATTATCTAATAAATATTGTTTATTGGTTGAATTAACTATATAATTAACATCTTCATAATCAATAATAACAGGCTGCCTCAAATCACATATTTCTTCTATTTTATCTTTTGAGACATCATCAATTTCATAAATTTCTAAATCATCGCTTGTTTTCAAATGAAAATGTATGTGTAAATACATAAATAACACAACGGAAAATATAAATAAACCAAAAATCATTTCTTTTAAAGTTGTGAACATTATTTATAAAAAACAATAATAAAAATTATATTTTATAACGAGATATACTTTGGACAATTTATACCTTTGGAGCAATATAAAATACCATTTTACTTTCATCCCCTAAATTATATGTAAGCGACATTGGATATGTTTTACTCAACGCAATAGATATTGTTGAAGAAAGCTTTGATGATAAACATATTTTACATAAAATACTTATATCATACGTATTTTCAAATTCTTCTCCTTCAGAAATAGCATATTCATTTAAATCATCTACTGGTATTTTTATATTTAAGTTTGTTGAGTCACCACTTGAATTTAAATTTATTGTTTGTTCCGAACATTTTATATTTAATATGTTTCCAAAAGTATTTAATTCAGATAACAATTCTATTATCTTTTTCGATTCAATAATAAAATCAACATCATAATCAACAACAGGTATATCTAATATATCGCTATCAAAATCTACTAAGTTGATTTCAAAATAACGGTCAATTGATTTACCACTATTATCATTTAAAAAGTTTATAAATAATTTATCCGATGTAATATTTTCATCATATTTTAATTCAATGGTATTATGTTTTAATGCAAAGTTAATTAAAATGGCAAATTGTGTTGCATCAATTGATATTTTAAAGTCAATAAAACAATTATATTTCGTAAACCAACTATTTTTAATTTCAATGTTTGCTAAACAAACATGCGATTTATCTAATAATTGAATATACAACATATCTTGTTTAAAATACAAATTGATAAATGAAGACCAATTTTTTAGCAATTGAAAAATAGCCACAAATGTTTCTATTTTAAATTTATTTTCTATTGTCAAATACATTATTATTTATATATTATTTTATATTTAATATGTTTTTACTAATTCTATTTTCTTTTGTGTTTCTTTATCAATAAACATACTAACAATGTTTATAAATTGAGTAAATATAAATGGTGCATTGTATACTACACATTTTTCTAATTTTGTTGGATACTTGTTTTTAAAATAAACAGATATTGTTTGAACAAATGTTTTATGTTTTTCAATATCCTTTAATGAAAAATGTTTCATATTATTTATATAAATCGTAAATTTGTTGTTAGTTGCAAGAACTTTATCAATATTAAATGTTATATAATTAATTATTATATTATATGTTTCATTTAATGCTAAATTTTTAAAATATAAATAATTCAATATTACACATTCATTATTTATATAACATAAACCATTCAAAACATCTTCCCATTTAAATTGGTCCACAATTTCACTATCTTTTACAGACATATACTATTTTTAAATTATATATTTATTTTATAAATATTATGCATTTACATATAAATTATCATCTAAACATCCATCTAAACTTCCATCAAGTAATTCATCATTAACTTCATGTGGTGTAGACATTAATTGCGATACAGTTTTTTTAGTTTCATTTAAATCATTTTTTAAACTTTCAATATTTAATTTAAGTGCCATATTTTCCTTTGTAAATGTGTTTTTAATTTGTACAACAGATTGTTTCAATGTTTCTACACTTTTTAATTCTGTTGGAGATGTTGTTAGTTGTTTCTCAATATTTTCTAATCTTGTCATAATTGATTGAAAAAGTTCAACATCTGAACTATTTTCAGTACTTTGATTTTCTAAACTATCAATTCTATCAGTTATCGTTTGCAAATTAACAGAAGATGCACCCCCATCTTCACCAAGTTCAGCCAATTTAGTTTCAAGCATACCTAATCTAAGTGTAATTAAAGTAATAGCTTGAGGTACAGTCATTTTATTAACACTTGATAATTTTTCAGGTTCAACCGGGTCCATTTTAGGTGGTTGTTTAGTAAACATATGTGAAGATCCGATAGATGGTTGTGGACCTCCTCCTCTACCACCTCTTCCTGAATTATTTTGATCATTTGTTGGTCCAGCTCTTCTTCTTTGGGCTGCTTGTACAGAACGATTTGCACTCATAATATTATCTAAACACAATATGTTTTTTTATTATTAACGCAAAATATTTTTAGTATTTACTAAATAATAAATGAAACATTTTTATTTCTTAATATAAGTCATATGGATAGTTTAGATGAATTATCAAAAATAAATTCAAATAAATCAGGGTTTTTTAAACATGTATTTAATTTTAATGAAGATTCAAAATGTGAAATGTTGAATATCATTCAATATGCGGTTGTTTCAATAACCCCTGTAGTAATATTAAATAAAGTTATGCAACGTTATGTTCCTGAAGCTGATGAAGATAAAAAATCAATAGAAATTGTTGCTGAAGTTTTGGCTCAAATTATATTTATGTTTTTAGGCATTTTAATTATACATAGAATTGTTACATATATTCCAACATACAGTGAACACAAATATCCAGATGGAAATATTATTAATTCAATATTACCAATGTTAGTTATTCTTGCTAGTCTTCAGACTAAATTAGGAGAAAAAATATCAATATTAGTTGAACGTTTAGTAGAGCTTTGGGAAGGTCCAAAAGATACTAAAAAAAATAAAAAAGGTAATGTTAAAGTATCTCAACCAATATCTCAAAATCAAATAGCAATGGATCAATCGTTGAATACAACATCTATAAGTGCATTACCATTATCACAACCAACACTAACACAACAACAACCCACTTTTGATCAACAAGATCAAACACAATATCAACAAGGTATGGATGCATTTGGTCCAATGGCAGCTAATTCAGGTGGGTCTGCTTTTGGGTCAGCTTTTGGAAATTCATGGTAATATGTTAATAATATTTATTATTTATATATTCTTCAAAACAAAATAATTCAGAAAGTATTATAAATGGTGTAAATAAAGATGGTGTAGCATAAAATAACGCATAAGCAACCGGTCGAATAATATCAAACAATGAAAATTTATTTGGATTTCTATTTTGAAACCCTCTATAAGCTCCAAGTGTTGCTGCAAATGTAATAATTATATAAGTTAGAATAGTCATTTGTAATATATTATTTAACAATAATATTGATAAATTCAATTTTTTATTAATTTAAAAATATGTAAATATATTTTATAAATGGAAGTGGAAGATTTAATGAAAGCTTTAGATAATGAAACAAATGAAAATATAATAAACTTGACAAGTAAAAAAATATTGAATACAAAATTAAATGTTTTGAATAATCTTAATTTTGATAAACTAACAAAACAGAACTATCTAAAAAAACTAGAAGATTATCGTTATGTTGATGAAATAAATGAGTTAAAATATGGAGCATATGTTAGATGGATTAATTTAAATAATGTACAAATAAATAATTGTGGAATAATATGTGATATAAAAATAACAGACAATGGTGTTGTAATATTATGTAAGAATTTTATGCATAGACATTATACATTTAAAATGGATGAATGTATTATATTTCAAAAATTAACGTCTCAAGAAAAAATAATAATAATGGCTTTAGATCATTTAGAAGAAGGCAGCGACGAAGATTTTGAAGATGAAAGTGATGAAGAAGAATATTAATTATTCAAATTATAATTTAAAAACAAAAAACTATGTAAATGTATGGCTTATTTTGAAATTACAAACGAAGATTGGCTAAATTTTGAAAACGAATTTACAAATGTTACAAGAAATGATGTAATAGAAGTTTCAAATATATTTAGACATCCTTGCAGAATATTTATTCAAAGAACCTTAATATCTCAATGGAATAATGTTGATTTTGAAACTTCATATTATCATGTAACTAAAAATAATAACATATGTTTGTGGGTCAAAAATATACGATAATTATTTTTTATTTTTTCTTGTATTTATTTTACTAAAATTTACAAATTTCTTCTTTTTACATTTAAATGTTTGACGTGTAAAACCTTTACGATTAAATATTGTACTTGTACAAATCCCAATTGCTTTTGATTTAAACTTTGGTTCTAACTTTTTTATACATTTACAAAGCTTTTCTGTCATAATGTTTTCAGCATATTTTTTTAACAGTCTTTTTGATCTTGGTATATTTATATTATAATATTTTAAAATACTTATATAATCTTTGTTTGTTAGTATTTTATTCATAATATATATATTTAATATAATTATTTTATTCATATATAATATGACTGTATGCAGTTCCAAAATTGTGGTATTTGATTTAGACGAAACATTGGGGTATTTTACACAATTAGGAATATTTTGGGATGCATTAAAATCATATATCAAATACAAAAATATTAAACAGTTGATCGATGATGAATTGTTTAATGATTTATTAGATTTATACCCAGAATATTTACGCCCAAATATAATAGATATATTAAAATATTTAAAACATAAAAAGAAAAAAAATCATTGCGACAAATTAATTGTTTATACTAACAACCAAGGACCATTAGAATGGGGAAAACATATTATAAAATACTTTGAAACAAAAATAAATTACAAAATATTTGATAAAATAATTGGAGCTTATAAAATAAATGGAAAAACAGTTGAATTATGCAGAACCACTCATTTAAAAACACATAATGATTTAATTAAATGCACTAAAATATCAGATAAAACACAAATATGTTTTTTAGATGATGTTTATTATCCAGATATGAATAACGATAATATATATTATATTAATTTAAAACCATATATTTATGATTTAGATTTCAATGAAATGATATCACGATTTATTAATAGCAACATTATAAATTCATCTGATCTTGTTGATTTTAATGAATATATGTTAGTATTTATAAATAAATATAATTATATCTTTGTTAAAAAAGAACCATTAACACTTAATATTGATAAAATTATATCTAAAAAAATATTACAACATCTTCATATATTTTTTAATATTAAAAGAATACTAACAAAAAAAATAAAAATAAAAAGAAATCACAACAAAACATCAAAAAATTATTAAGGTTTTTCAATTAACTTTTGTTCAATCAAACATTTATTCAGTTCATTGATAACATTTTGTAAATCATCTTCATTAAATATATTTTCTGATGAATAATAATGACATGTTGTCAAATTCATTTTTTCATACAATTCTTTATCTTCCACACTTGAATAATTTATTGTATGTTTTCCATTTATATAAGATCCACCTGTGATAGGACCATGTGCAAATAGATACATATTTTCTTCAGTCATAAAATTTATATCTGTACCATTATTGATATAAATATCAATATCATCTAAATCTCCACAAGTTCCATTAATTATTAGAATTATTTTATTTTGAACGCAAATAATATGTCCATTAAGTCTTGTATCGTTTGGTATATAATCTGCACAATAAACCAAATTCTTTTTTTTAATAATATCCTCAATTGTATCGCAAACTGATATAAAATGCATAATATTATTAATATTATATATTTAAATGATTATTTTACAAATAAGTTATTTAATTTTATATTTATAATTTTATATCTTTCAAATCTTCATAATATATTTTTATTATTTGATCAAGAGCTGTTGTTGTTAATAAAAATAAACCAGCACTGAATGAAATTTTAATATCTAGAGGTGTTATTCTTACACGTGTTAATGGATTAAAACGAATAACAAGAAATAAACTAACATATATTTTTGTATAAGTCTGTAATGTAGTTAAATATTGAGGAGCACTTGTAGACAACCCAAAAAATATAACAAAATATAAAACCCATGTTATATACACAACACTATCATAAATATTATCTTGAAGTTTATAAATTAAACCCATATATATAATATTATAATATTTTAATTTAAAAACATAAGTATTTTAAAATGTATGAGTAAGTATGAAAGTACTTGGTCCGAGTTAGACCCTCGAAATAACACTTATAATCATACATGTTTTAAAGAATTAAATCCAGATAAAACCCCGACTGGACCTTGGACAAATTTAGACCCAAATGATTTTAGGAATATGTGGTGGAAAATACCAGATATCATTGATCCAAAAAAGTTTTATGCAAAAAAAGAATTACATAACATTTTGGGTTATTTTGTTATTCAAGATACAACATTAACAGGATTATGTTGGTATATTGTATATTGGTATTACGGAGACCCAAATAGATATGTAAAAAAAATATATGATTGGTGTTTTAATAAAGAACTAACAAAAATAAAAGAATTAGATGTTGTTCATTTATTAAATAATTATGCTACAAATGATTATACTGCTTTTGATTGTAAATATGCAGAAAAAGACCAAAAAAAATACTGTAAAATATTTATTAGAAGATATCAAGATGGAAGAACTGAAGGAGAAAACCAATTTAATATTATATAACTAATATATATGAATAATAATAAATATATTGAAGAAAGCTGTTTACAAAGACAAAAAACTGTATATGCAAGAACATATGAAAGAAATATACCTTCTCAAAATTTGCAACCATATTTAAATGCTAGACCATCTTCAACTAAATATTCATTGCTTCCAATTGTTGATCCAAGAACACAATCTAGTACACCTTTTATACAAGAAGCAACATACAACCAAGAAAAAATATTTAACCCAGGAAATACATTTGCACCATGGTCCGGTTATGCTTCAAATATTAATAACGAGTCAGAATTAAGAAATCAAATATATGCATTGCAAAAAAATGACCAATCTGTGTATGTTCCTTCAAGTAAAAGTA